ACGTGGAAGGCATGGATGAAACTGAAAAGGCGGAAGAAGTCTACAACAAATTAGAAGGTGATACCTATATTTACAAGCTTGAAAACGGAAATTATATTGTAAGGGAGTAAAAAAAAAGTATTGACAACCCTTTCCCTTATGGTATTATTCCGCCGTACCTAAGAAGTACAACAACTAAACAAAACTAAAAATATGGATATGGATATAGTAACTATTGACAGTGAAGAAATGGCTCTTATTACGGAACATATTTACGTCTATCTGTCCGCAATGGACAAAGCGCACTTAACGCTTTATCCCGCCGAATGGTACGAAGAGAACGGATGCACCTGCTTCAAACTGGTAGGCTATGGGTTCGTTGCGGGCGTTGCGTGCGTAACTAGGGACGGTGAACTTGCTTCCCTTATGGTATCACCCCTCAATCAGGGACGGGGTAACGGTAGGGTTCTGGTGGACTACGCCGTTGAGAAACTGGGAGCAAGATTCCTTTTCTGCTTCGAAGACCTGATTCCCTACTATGCTAGTACGGGTGCAGGTTTTAGCATAACTCACTTCGTTAAATGGGATGAAGAAATGGCACCTAAGACATGGGACTTTTTCACCTACCCGGAAGGAATGGACCTTGTATTTATGAGCCTTGACGCAAGGCCTTACCCGTGGCCCCTCAGCCTCGGAAGAGTATATAGCAACTTTGACCTTGCCCGCTCTACCGTAGCAAAGACGGCTCAACCTAAGGTCTTATCCTCTATTTCCAGTCAGAGAAACGGAAGGGATTGCACTGTCCATATCAGCAAAGTTAGTGATGGCCAGTATGAAGTTGCTTCCTTCAACGGGCAAAGGTGCAAGGCCAAACTTTTTAGCAACCCGGAAGAAGCTACCAAGTACGCAACCGAATACGCAAATCTCTAAGCCATGAACGAAAAGGAATTAGTAGATAAGATTCTTGAACGGGAGAAAGAAACCTTGCCCGTCATGTTGGCAACCCTTACCGAATACGAAGCCATAGAAGCTTTACTTGAAACTTTGAAGGTTGCGATATACAAGGACGGGTTCTATCGGAAGGACGGAAAGCATAGGGTAATCAGGCACGAAGACTATGTACGCCTTTCGGATGTATTAAATGGGACTGATATGCCGGAACTGAATACGGCCATAGTCATGCGGGGAAATGGGGAGGTAAAATCAGAAGTGGGTTATGCACACGGGGTGAACCTTCCGGGTAAGAACAAGATGGAAATTTTCTTTTCACTTAGCACCCTAATGAGGGACGGAACAGTAAAGCATAACTACTATGATATTTTCCTGCCCATTCTGGATGATAAAGGACGGCTACGGGAGAACTGGCGAGATGAAATGAACAAGTTTATCGGAGAATGGGCGCAGGAAGCAGACAAGATTCGCATCAGTTTGAAGAACCGGGGAACCAAGCTAGCGGTATTTATTCATGAAGCAGTTGAAGCTTCCAAGAAAATTGAAAGGGTGAAGGGAATGATTGAAAAGGAAATTTACCCCGCACTCTCAAACAAGTACCCCCACTTTAGCATTAACGACATAGTATGAAGAAGTATGTAGAGGAACTAGAAAACCTAGGTTGCAAAGTAAAAACAGAGACGGAAGCAGAGATAGACGGAGAGAAGGTACTATACGTAGAACTATTCCTGAACAATAAGGTATGCTTCCCGACATTTCAAAGACGGCTATTCGTTACTCCCTTCCGCATGGCGGTGCTCCACAAAATACCTACCTATGCAAGGGTATGCTTCATGAACAAGGAACTAATTTCACAATTCGATAACTGGACTAAACTCTATAACTCACTGAATAAAAAATGGCAAGAACTAAACTGAACTTTCTGAAAGCTTGGCAGAGTCAAATTCTACTCACCGAATACTTGAACCAGCCGGACATTAACCAATGGGTTTACAGTACGGACATGAAGGTAAGCAAGGACAGGTACACGGCCAAAATCGTACTGGAACATGACACTTCCCCTTTAACTGCTAATCTAATTCTCTCCACGTTTCAGAGCTTCACGGACGACAATGCCGTATTGGATGGGCGGGAGATTACCGTTAGCTACGAAACAGTGAGGCCCTTTGAAGGAAAGAACATTGGATTCTCCATTCACCGCAAGCCTATGAATGGAGTCCTTGTTCAGGTGTTTGAAGATGACGAAAAGAATCTCTATCGCCACTTCTCCGCTTCCAGTTTTGGAACCGCCCTTCACACCTTGTCTTTAATGAAACTGACAAAGCCCGCAGGGAGTATTCAACGCACTATCTACCGGGAAGACTGCGAGCTTCTCCTCCTGATAGAAAGCGGAAGGTACGAACTGAACTACAACGCACTGACGGCTAGAGAAATTAAGTACCTTGCCCATAGAATGAACGCTGAAAAGTATGATTAAGTTAATCTTCACCCTCCTAATTACCCTGCTTGTACTGTTTGCGGTACTACTCTATACCCTTATCGGTATTCACGTTTACTACACCAAAAAGCTTATCAAACAAAAACTTCAAAACAATAGGCTCGAAAATGGAAAACTCTAACAATATTCTGGATTACAAGGACGGCTCCCCCAGCAAGGAAGTAATTGCTATGGCGTGGGAAAAGAAGCAAACCCCTGAGCAAATGGTATTCGAAATGATGGCCCCCTCCACCCACCGCAACTGCCTTCTAGTGGATGCTCTCACCCTTTGCCGTGTAGAAGACCCTATCGCATTCTTTGAAGACCCTACCAACAACTACGACATTAAGCAGGTATTCCATTCCAGCTTTACCCGTGCCATCATTTCCTACCACAAGCACATTGAAGCGGTAACGGAAGTGGATATGACTGACCGCTCTGCATATTCTGGACTGGACGGGAAGGCAGTCTCCAACCTGCTACAGAATCACAAGTACCTGTACAAGTACGCACTCGCCTTCTTTGCTCTCCACCTGTCCGCTAGTCTGGACCGCAATGGCGTAGAGAGTGATAGACGGGTAGGGAACTCTGCCGCCCTCTCCATGCTCCTGCTAACTGAAATGGGCAAGTACATGCGCATGTCCAAAGCCCCCATGCTCCTGACCAAGGAACTCACCGTAATGCCTAAGATGCCCCTGTAATGAATATCAATACTAAAGACTTGGAGTTTACGACGTTCATGGTATGCCGGGTAAATGATACTGGAGAATACGAATTGAACATGTACCGGGAATCCATAGGCGACTGTAGGCAGATTCACTACTCTCTTCACAACTCTTTGGAAGAAGCCATGGAGCTTCTCATGAACGGAGAGGAGTGTACACTTCCTGAAAGTATTCCAGATAAAGACGGCTACGCTATCTACGAAAGCCATGTTGAAGCAGATGATACAGGGGAGCCTTATATGAGGACGGACATTAACATCTACTATACTACTGAAAAAGAACTCGAAACCCTTAAGAAATATTTATGAACGTATCTACCGCATTCACTATCACCCGTGGGAACCGCAGGGATAGCTATGATGTTGTCATCCTCTTGGAAGTAGAGCAGAGAGGAATTGAATACAGGGAATATCTTCCTATCTATATTAAAAGGAGTGTTACCATAGAGACGGCTTGCAGGATTGCCATGAACCGGGATAGCTTGAAGGGACTACCTAAGAGCGAAGGAAGAACGGCACACCAGAAGAGAGTCATCTGGTTGGAGAATACCAATGGGGACGTTCTTGTAAGCTGGGATGCCAGTACGGGATGGGAGTTCCTTGACCATGACATGACGGAAGAAGAACGGAGAAAGTTTCTAACCCTTCTACCTGATGAAGCGATTCGAGATTTACAAGAACAGTGGAAGTAAGGCTTACTCCATCTGTGCTTTCGAGGACGGAATATCCCACTACCCTTACGCCATCCTCTGCACGGATTCACTTAGAAGGGGTATAGATTTTATAGGGACCTATATCCTTAACTTAGGTATGACAGGAAACAAAGAAACTTCTCTTGACAAGTAAGAAAATTCGGATAAGGTAGCTTCATCTCAACAATGTTCCAGTCCCGCAAAGTAAGATTAAAACCGAATAAAGCGCAAGCCAAGTTCATATACCAGAACTTTGGAGCTTCTCGGTTTATCTATAACTGGGGACTGGAACAGCTAAACAAATATTGGGAAGAGAACAAGGATAAGGAAAAGAAGGATAGAGCTAAACGCCCCTCCGCTTTTGACCTGAATAAGGAGCTAATCCATTTGAAGAACACAAATGAGAAATATGTGTGGCTAAAGGATATAGATTCTCGAATCCTTCCCTTCACCTTTGCAAACCTCGAAGACGCATTTAAGAAGTTCTTCACCGGACAAGCAAAGTACCCGAAGTTCAAAAGCAAGAGAGATAGTAGGCAATCATATTCTACTAAGAATGGCAAAGTACCTCGGCTCGAGGATAGCAACCATATTCTCCTTCCGAAGATAGGCTCTGTTAAATTCCACAATAGAAACTATCTTCCGCAGGTAGAATACAAACGTGCAACGATTAGCACAGATGGAGATTATTTCTACTGCTCCGTTCTCTTTGAAGCTTCTCCAAAAGAATTGCCAGAGCCAACCCATGAATCCGTAGGTATTGACCTCGGGGTTAAAACCGCGGTTACTACCTCTCATGGTACAACCTTTCACCTTAAACGGAATCGTAAATTGGAACGCAGATTGAAGCGAGCACAACGAATAGTCTCCCGACGAAAGAAAGATTCCAACCGACGGAACCGTGCTCGCAAACGTCTGCGCAACCTTCATCGTAAAATTTCCAATCAACGAAACGACTTCATACATAAAACCACCTCCACTCTTGTTAGCGAGAACCAAGTAATAAGAATGGAAGACCTCAATACAAAAGGGATGATGAAGAACCATTGCCTCGCCGCAAGTATATCTCATGCCAGCTTTGGCGAGATAAAGCGTCAGCTTACATACAAGAGCGAATGGTATGGGCGTTCCCTTCAACTGGTCTCTCGGTTTTATCCTTCATCCCAGCTTTGCTCTCACTGTGGAGCGAGGAACAAGGAGATGAAGAATTTGAATAGACGAACATTTGTTTGTCATACTTGCGGTTTTAGTCTTGACCGAGACTTGAATGCCGCTATAAACATTGATAACTTCTGTACCCACGGGGAGTGGGAAACAGGCAGAAGTTCTGCCAACGACCGTGGAGATTCGAGTTCCACAAAAAGGAGATACTCTCTTTCTAGTGTAGCGAATCGTTGAAGCGGTAATTATAGAAACACACAAACATGAACCTAAGTAAAGTATATAAATCCCATTTTATACACTTGAGAAGTGAAGACTTAGTACGGGAGCAGGCAACTCTATCAAACGACTTCGGTTTGAAAGAAGAGTATGATAAACTCCGAATAGACGACCATCTATTAGTGGGTTCCATTCCTGTCCTCTTCTACAAAAAACCCTACCTGCTCATTAGTCCATCAATATCAAACACCGAACTTAACTTACTCAACCCAAGCAAATTGAATATATGAAAACACATACCACCTATTCACTGTACCGGGAATATGGCACCCTTCGATACCATGTAGCCATATTCCGTGAAGCACCGCTTCCTGAAAAGATTAACGTCCTTTTCTACAATGGCCCCTATGAACTGGACAAGGCCCTTGAGATTATTAAGAACAGGAAGCGGCCGCCGAAGGACGACTACAGCAACAAGCAAGAAAGGTATGATGCTTGGATAAATGACAATCGAGTTAGGGTTGTAGCAGAAGAATGCGTTAGTCAAGAGGGAACGGTTCATAGCTGGATTGCAGATAGTGATATTCCCGAACAGGTCCATTACAAAATTGTAAAAATGATGGAAGATGAAAACAGCAATGTTCGACCTGATAAAGAATGAAGATGGGAAGTGGTCCCTGTTCCTTTTCAGTGAAGGCGAGAAAGTATTTCCAATATGGGCGAAGACAAATTTATTTCTTGACATTGCCCTCGACTATGTTAAAAAGCTTGACGCAGGGGCGAACCTGATAGAGGAAGAACCAAGCGACCTTAGCTCCAACGAACTACTGGACACCTACTCCTCCATCTCCGTTGAACAGTCCTACCTATTCACAGAAAGTAGAGAATGGTCCATGCGGGTTGGCGAACTCCCTGCTCACGAATATCTAAGAATCAAACAAACCTACGATGAACATTTCAGAAAGACTAACGTATGACTTCTATGCCGGACCGGAAGAGGGGAAGTTCTCTTTGGCCCTGACTATGGAAACTAATGGCGGTGAAGACATTGAAGTGGTAAGGCTGTACACCAATGAGAGCTTCGATTTCTGCATGACTATCTTGGAAAACAGGAACAACATGCAGGTGGATGAACTTGAAGATGATGGACGACTTACTCGAGAGGATAGAGAGCAGGGGAACAAAGAACTTGGTGCAAACGTAATCTCTGTTGAAACCATTGACCTCTTCGGCATGGGACCTTGCATTTCATTTGCCCCTTCTGATTCCCTCGATAGTGAACAAACCGAAAGATTCTTAACCTTTTACAAAAACGAAAGACATGAACTCCGTATCTGACGCAATTACTTACTCCCTTTACAAGATGGGTGAAGGGAAGTTCTCCGTAGCCATCACCTATGAATATAAGGTAGGAGAGAAGATGGGCTGTAATCTTTTTACCTACCACAGGGGTGTACCCCTTTCCAAGTGCCTTGAGGTAATCGAAAACAGGCATGACAAAGAGACACGTATTCCAGATGACTTCGATGACCCTGATGTAAGATTCAGCACCTATATGAAAGATGACTACCCTATCCCTGCTATTCAAACACTACATAATGGCAAGGTTTTTACTGCTACAGATTTAGAAATGAAGGGATTGACCGAAGAAGAGATTACCCTGCTGAAAGAACTTGACCGTAAAGAAAATGAAGGGAAGAATTAAGTTCGCAGTATTCGCAATCCTGCTGGCCCAGCCCGTGCTGGGTATCAGCAGGGACCACCAGTTCACGGAGGAAGAACGACAGGCTGTACTGGAATTAAAGGAACTGAACAATGAGTTCATGAACTATCGTCTTCTCTACCGCCTTAAGAACGAAGCGTTCGAGGTGGCCATGAAGATGAACAACGATAGCATCCTGCTACTAGAGGGAAACCTCGATGTGAAGGAGGCGATTGAGAAAGGAGAAAAGAATCTCAATACTCTTCACTCCATCTACAAGCGGATGCTTATGTTGGAAGGGACGACGGACGAATTCAAAGCCGCACAGAAAGTAGAGGCAGAGATTATTCTCAAAGTCATCAACCTCTACTACACCACCCTAAAGAAAGTAACCACTATTTATAATCCTTCTAGAAAATTCCCAGCTCTATTTTAATCTGGACATAGAGCTACCCCTGTAGTAAAATGTTCGTCACCATGAATAGTATTATTAAGGAAATCAAAGAGGCAAAGCTTCCTGTACCTGACCATGTAGAGGAAGGAAAGATTGGTTGGAGCTATGATAGCCTTCGTGGCATGGACGGAGATAAGCTGTCCAAAGTTCTTGCTCCATACAATCCGGTGAAGATTTACGTACCTAGAATGGGAGCCTTGTCATTCCAGCTTAGTGCGTAATAAAAATTATAGGGGAAACTTAAAGTTTCCCCTTGACATTTCCTTTCCACATGTTATCATCCAGCCACATGAACGAAGACAAAGAAACAGAAACCCGGAAGGAAAAGGTAGACAAAGTAAAGGTACTCATTAACCGCAACAGTATGCTGGAAATGATTAAGGTAGCCAGCCTTGTACCGATGCTTCTGTTCACTCTCTTCTGCAATTCAGACCTAATTGACCTGTTTGCACTGGGAGTCACCTGCTACTTCATTATCACCATTACTGGTAAGCAGAATAGAAACACCAACGTTATTGACCGAACCCTGAATGAACTAGTCTAATGAACGAAGAAAGAGTACGGAGAGAAATAGAAGAGATAGAAGAACTAAGGGAGAAATCCCACAAGGTCAGTAAACAGGTAGACCGATACTATAAGGTACAGCTTTTGATTTTGGGAGCCTATGGTCTCATGTTGTTCCTTGTTAAGGACAAACAAATTGTACCCTATTTAGCAGGGTTAATGGCCCTTATCTCCATCATCAACTGCATCTTTTTTTGCAGGAAAATGAGCAAGCTAAACAAGCTTCGCAAGCAACTCTACGACAAGGAATATGAACTGGACCGATACCTTTCCGCATAAATTAGTTCGCAAGTGGGATAGTCTTCGCATCGCAGTGATGCGTTCCATTCTCCCCGTACTAATCGTTCTTCTCGTACTCACCGTACTTGACGTTCTACCTGCTCTTCTTGGTATGGCAATCTATGGAATCTACGTAGGCGTAGCCTGCTGTATTTCCATGGTACTTCTTGTACGCATTGTACGTATCATTCTAATCTTCAACGACAAAAACTAACATGAATCAAACTGACGTAATTAAAACCATTCTGGACGAACAGCCCATCGTGTCTCACCCCAACCACTACACCTCCCACCCATCCGGCATTGAGTGCCTTGAAATTTCCCGGTATCTCCCCTTCGGTCTGGGCAACTGCATCAAGTACCTCTGGCGCAGTGGAATCAAAGGCGGTCAAGAGAAGCGTCTTGAGGACGTAAGCAAGGCTTTGTTCTATTTGGACGATGCGCTCGCTGAGTGGCAAGGCATCCGTGTGAACGCTTCGTTCATGATGAACATGGCCCGGTTCCTTCGAGCCATGGCTAGCCCCAGCATTAACAAGCGGGAAGAGGACCTGCTCCTTATCCGTGCTATCACGGCAATGTATCAGGACATGGAATGCGATACCGTGGACCTGAACCGGGAACTGAAATCCATGCGTGCTGACTTGGCAGAACTTGTGGAGAAGATGAAGAAACTTGAAGTAGTAGGGGGAGGCGTTGTAGACGTGTATGAACTCGATTGATTTCGCAGAAAAGCTGGACCACCTGTTCACATCTCTTGGCGAGGTGGAAGTACTTGGAAGGATTTACCGCTGGGATAGTGGAAAGAAATCCTTTGTAGATGAAGAAGGATGGATGGACTCCTCTGCTACCTTGAGGGTAGTTAACGGTAGCTTCTCCACGGTCAAGCACATTGACAAGTGGGAGTTCGACCAAACTTTGTCGGACATAATCGAGGATGGATGTGGGGTCTATGCCATGGACTTGGCCGACCCTAAGAACCTCTTCGATAATCACCCTGCTGATATTGAGAATAAGAGATACCAATACGTTTACTTTGGAAGGGACGGCTCTCTCTATGTTACCGATGAAGTAGAGGTAGGAGAGTGCGGCTACTATGACGTAGTAGGAAACTCGATTCCTCTTGACTTAGCCAAAGTGAGGGGTTATAAATTCCACACCTTATTATCATGAACTACGACGAACTGATTAAGACACTAAAGGAAGACCACGATTACTGGAAGCAACCTATCCTTGTAACACAGCCGGACGGGGAAACCTTCTACATGACCTATTGGGGAGAGAAGGGAAGCTTCTACTACCTTTCAAAATGCAACGGGGGTCTCATTATTGGAGGACCTATGGGAGACCATCTTCTTCTATCTGATTGCAAGTTCAAGCTGTTCAAAAGGATAAACTATAAGACCCTGATAGAAAAGCTTGGGAACAAAGAACTCTGGGCTGGGGTTATCAAGGTATTTCCCCCAGAAGGTGAACCCTTTTATGTGACCTACATGGGAGGGGTAGACTGTCTCTACCTTGTGAATAAAGAAGATGGACTGTTCACCATGGGTCCCCGGATTGGTCTTCACCGTAGCTTGACCACGTGTGAATTTGAACTGATTGACGCACCTGCTTCTGGACACATCAACCTCAATTAAATACTATGAACTACGACGAACTGATTAAGACACTAAAGGAAGACAAGTCCTATTGGGAACGACCTATCTACGTTGAGGAACCTAATGGAAGAAAATACTGCATGGCCTATCTGGGAGAGAAGGACAGCTTCTATTACGTTGAGAGGCGTTATACTAGGTATGAGATAAAAAATCCGGTCAGGAAATTTCTTTCTTTAACTGAAAGCAAATTCAATCTTCATCTAAAGATTGACTACCCCACCTTGCTAAAGAAACTTGAGAACCGCGAACTGTGGAACAGGGTAATTGAGGTGAACCCTCCAGAAAAAGAATCCTTCTATATAAGCTATATTGGTATAGAGGACAGTTTCTATCTAGTGAATTTTACGGAGGAGGATGGTTTCTCTATGGGTAAACAAATCGGTCTCCCCCTTACTTTGTCCAAGAGTATGTTCAGACTTTCGGATAATCCCGGATTTAAGTATTGACAATAAAGGGAATAACCATTATGTTGTTCTCGTCCTAGGGAGAAGTACTCCCACCTAAAAGCATTCGCAAAGAAAGCCCGCTACGTTAATTCCATAGCGGGCTTTCTCGTTTCTATTTCCAGCAGGAACTTTGAATATCAAACCAGACCTTGGCCTTTAGCTGGCAACCACACACCTTGCAATAGAGGTCCCCGTCTTCCTTCCCCGGGTCCTCAACTTCTCCCAGCCGCTTCGTGGCTTCGAAAATCTTTTCCCTTGCTCCATGTTCCAGAGCACAGGACTTGCAATTCAGGTCCTGCTCTTTCAGCCGAGTACTGTGAGGGCAGGCTAGGCACCTATCGAACCTATCCTGTGCAACCTCTTTGCTTACAAACTTCTTCCCGTTGCGTACCCACCTCAGCATGGTAACGAAGAAAGCGAGAATCTTCTTTGCATCCAAGGGCCTCTCTTCCTGCCATGGGTCCCCTTCATCACCACAGGTTTCACACCACCCTTCGGGTAACAGGGCACATACTACCTCTTCAAACTGGGCATCGCTTATACTGTACCCATTGTTAATGAACAGCTTGGACACAGCCTCCTTAAGCTGGCCTAAAGTAGGGGCAACAATGGTAGTCCCGGCCAGCTCCTCATTCAACTGCACAGGGACAATGAACCTCCACCCATTAGGCGGGATGGTTCCATAAAAGGATTTGAGTTTACGCATGGAAACAATATACCCTTGCCCGACACTATTGTCAAGCAAGGGTACACTGTTATGCCTTTGTTGTTTTCTCTTTACAGCTTCTCAGCTTCAACCTTCTCAGCAACCTGTTCAGGGTTTTCGAGGAATGCGGAGATGTCTTCCGGGTTAACTTCCAGAGCTTCTTCCGCAAGCTTGAGTTGAAGTCCCAGTTGTTCCTTCACAGGTTCAGGAGTGTCCTTTCTACGCAGGATTCTTTCAGCACTTTCTTCCAGCCCTTCCATACGCTGGGGAGAAAGAATCGGTTTCGCTTCTCCATCAAGGAGTGCATCCATTGTAGTCTTGCTTATCCCAGCCGCATCCACAGCGGCATCCAGAATAACATCCGGGTCACTTTCACCCATACCCTTGAGGAACCCATGGAGAATCTGGTAGCAGTTGGCAAGCTTGACTGCCTTATCCACAACCACACCCTTGTCTCTCTCCATCACCTCGCGCATCTGTTCTTCACTCCAACCTTCCTTGTAGATGTTGGGGTTGAAGACACGCTGGTTTTTCATGGCGTTGGTGAAGTCCTTATAGTGTTTGGCAAGACCATCACGGCAAACATCTTCGATGTTTTTGTTGCGGCGAACACCCAAACCAAAGTTCTTCATAATCCAGTTGACCTTGGTACTGTCAGGGTTCATGTCCCCGAAGGATTGAATACCTGACACAATCGCGGGGTAGAGCGGAAGGTTGTCACGAACTGCCGTAGACAGACGTTCCATCCAACCCAGTGTCTTACCACCAGCAAGGGAAACCTGAGGGCGCATACCAAGAGACATGAGCAAGGCATTGACGAATGCTCCCGGGATTTCTCCCACTCCACCCATTTCTTCCAGCGTAGCGGAATCCCTAGGCGAAGCCTCGTACATGCTCCCAATCACTTGGAGAAGCATGGATGGAGAACCTACCGTGCTTTCAAGGAAGTCAAGGGTGGAACTGACAGGACTGTCCTTGTACTTGTCAGGCATCTTGCCCGTCATAGCATCCCACCCCAGCTCAATGAAGGCACCCACGGTATCACCCACGGTCTTGTAAGGCATGAGGTACTGACCATCTTGCACGAAGAAGTTCCCACTGCTCTTATCATACCAGAAGAAGAGTTCCCCATTCTGGTCGTAGTCAGCAGAGAGACCAGCGTTCCTCGCCAGCCAGCGAGTGAAGGAGGAGGACTTGAGGACTTCCAATTTATCCTGCTCGTCTTCACCTTCAAACATACCTGCGATAGTACGGGAGATAAGAGGAAGGAACATATTCACAAGGGAACCCATGATTGCATTGGAAGCAATGGAACCCGTGAGCTTCTGAACACCGTCGAGGTAAAGAGTGAGTGCTTTACCCTTGCTACCTCTCTTCCATTCATAACCAGCCGCAGTCATTTCTTCCAAGCCATAGCTGATGCTGTAGGGCATACTCTGCCATGTGTGGTAGACGAAGGAGAAGAACGGCATCCCAAGAACGGAGACGTTGTTCACCCAGTCGGGAGTTCTCGCACCCGTGGGGAGCAGGTTCTTCACCCGGTCAGCCGCACGACGTTCCTTGTATTGAGCAAGGTCCTTCTTAGCTTCTGCTTCCAGCAGGTCCACCATACGGGGAGCCAGAGTCTGGCCTCGAGACTTCCGGTAGTGAGCTTCCTTAAGCTCGGCTTCAACAACCTTGTCCACCTTGTAGGTTTCCGTATTGAACAGGATTACCTTCGCCAGAATATCAGGAATGCTATACGCTTCTGCCATGACTTCCATGGGCTTGATGAACGTCCAGTTAAGGATTCCCTTCGTCCGGTTCCACACCTTCTTAGCGAGCTTCTCGTCCCCACCGACCTCTTCGAGGATGCTACTGAACAGGGCTTGGTCCTCAACGCTCGTAACGGGCGCATCGACCGCTTCGTGCAATAAGCCCTTCTTCCACGCTTCGCGCATGAAGTTAGCGGCACCCGCATCCATAAGCCCCAAGGACTGGAACTTTTTCAGCTTCTTCTGCAACCTGTCTTCGGCCTGAACCGTAGCTTCCGAGTTGGCAAGCTTGGACAAACCAAGGTCCCCTGCTCCTGAAAGAACACTGGCGATTGCAAAGTCCCGAATGATTTCCTGAACTTCCATGTAGCCGTTGATAGTACCCCTGTCCGTAGGCAGGGCACCAGCGTTCAAGCTCTGGCCTACCGTACCAGCCATGTTACGAAGGGTAGCGGAAGGAGATTTGATTAGAGTAAGCATGGAGACAAAGCCACCCATCTTGCGAAGGCCTTGCAAGTCATTCTTCCAATACTTCACCAGTTCATTTCCCATCTTGTCCCCTGCTTCCAGAACCCCGTTGCTGGGGGCAAAGGTTTTGTAGAGGGCAAGAGCCGTTTCCCTGTCAGCGAACATGCCGTTGAGAGGAGAGTTCTTGTCAGCGAATTCCAGAACAATGTCCTTCTCACGGTCCTTTTCCGGCGCAACTACCTTGTGCTTAATGAGAGAGGTAGTGATGTCCTTATTGATTACCTGATTCACATACGTTCTGGACTGTGCGGCCAGAGTATTCTGGATAGTACCGAAGGCATCCTCAATATTGCTGTAACCGCGCATGCCGAGGATTTGAAGTTCACTGTCCATCAGGTTCTTTCGCATGGCAAGAATGTTTTCATCATTCCTGTTCTTGCTCAGAGTTTCCCGGAACACCTTCTTGGCTTCGGCAATCAGGCCATCAGCAACATCCCCATCAGCCAGCAGTCCCATGTCACGGGGGTTGATGGAGACCCCTTCACCGTTCCTCTTCATTTCAAGAGCGGCGCAGGTGCGGATGTAGTTGATAGTATTCTTCACCCGGGTACGAAGGTTCTCGTCCTTGCTACCCATGATACGGGCGACTACCGTCTTGTCCACATAGGGAATGTCCAGAGCAGAAACAACCTGTTCTTCGCTGTCCAATCCCATCAGGAAGGAGCGGAGGTCCCCTTCACTCTGCCCCATGCTGGTCAGAACATAGTTGTCCAGAGCGATATTCTTCATGTTCTCCTTAGCCTTGCGGATAGAAGCCTGTACCTTGCTCCGTTCACCAATGGGAAGGGAACGAAGGTGGCTATCCAGTTCGCTGGCCTTGTAGAGCATGCGAGCAAGGGAGACATCCCCTCTCTTCATCAGGGCGACTTCATCCCACTTGCCAGCTTCGATGGCCTTGAGTGCACTTTCCTTCAAGGCTTCGCCTTCCAGCATGTAATCATTCACTTCACCCCACACTTCCTTGCCTTCAAAGCCATGATATTCACGGCCCTCAAATCCAAGGGTGTCAGCCACGGAAGCCATGGCATACAGGTTGGCAATGAGCTGGGACGTACCTTCATTGTACCGGGAGATGTTTTCCCGCATGTAGGATTGGATGGCATCGTTCAACATGGTGGTGAGCAGGTTGAACTCCGGCTTCGCCTTTCCATGGTTGTCGATTACTTCCATCATGGCCTTAGCGTAGACCTGACCGTTCTTGCCCGTGGCACTGAATGTACGGGTAAGGTAGGAGAAGTCTTTCACCTTCGTTCCCAGTTCAACTGCTCCACGCCTATGTGCAATATTTACAGCATTGTTGGCGATAGTGCGTCGTGCATCATCCAGTAGAGCCATGAGCCGCTTGCCGAAAGGCTGGGACAGAATTACCTTCCGGCTTTCTTCCCGCTTCAAACCATACTCATTTCTCTTACGGAGGCGTTCAGCTTCAAGGGCTTGGTTGCGTTCAACCCAAATGGAACCCGGGCTGACCCAGTGACCATCCTTGCCCATGCCACCACGACGGGTGAGAGCCTTGTAGTTTTCCTCCGCGACAGCTATGGCCTTGCGCCTGTCTTCCCGGGCCTTGGCAATATCCTTCGCCGCACGAACAGCCTCTACGTCTTTCTTGAGCAGGGCCATGCGGTTAGCTGAGATGACCGAGGTGATGATGCTTTCGAGGTCGTCAACGCTACCTACTCCTTCCAGACCACCGAGGGAAACAAGGCCCTCTAAAATCTGCTTGGAGTCTTTGTACGTAGCGGACAGTTCTTCCGCAATGGCCTTAAGGGCCGCATCGTACATAGCGTTCACTTCGGACTTGACGCTTTCATCAACCGCACCGTAAACATTCTGGAAAGCAGGGGTAAGTTTCTCCTGTGCTTGACGGAATTGTTCAGCCGCTACAGCCATAGGATTGTCCGTAGCAACCACAGGGGTTTCCTTCGCCACCTTGCTCGCCTGAACGATAGCGGATTTTACAGCGTTGAGGGCTTCCGTTCCCGTGAGAATCTTGGCCGCTCCTTCCGCTCTAGCTATAGCGGTCCTTCTTTCCGCAACGAACTTGGCGAACTTATCGTTCGCGGCGTTCACTTCGGCATCCAGTCCAGCCTTCGCCTTGTCCATCTTCGTCTGCGTTTCAGCGAAGATTCGACGTACCACCTTGGGGTCCATAGCATTGCCGATGTCGCCAGTGTAATCCACGATAGCCTGAATGACCTTGGACTTAGCGTTGGCTTCCATGTTCTTGGTACTGCTTTGTACGAAGCGTTTGATTCGTTCGCTTCGTCCGTTAAGCTGACCGATGGAGCTGAGGTAGTTGCTTACGAACTCCTTGGCCTTCTTGCTGTTGCGGGAATCGAACGTGTAGCCGCCTTTCTTCTTGGCCGCCCGGACGATTGCCTTCCCTGCTCCAACAAAGTTCTGAGCATTGCTGAACAGGGCGGGGTCAACACCACGGGTAGTAATGAAGACGTTCTCCGTATCTACCTCGTTCACCTTATAATCAATCAGTTTCGGAGTAACGATGGGAGCACGGGTGGGGTCAGACAGGGTTCCCGGTTCAGCAACGATAGCCATGGAGTTGGCAGGCGAAGCCGTACCCTTCACAGGCTTGGAGCTTTTCAGGACGCTACGGATAGCGTTTAGGAGGTTGGCAACAATGCGGGTGAACTTACCCTTACCAATAAGGTTGATGCGGGCAAGGTTCTCCGGGTTGCTCCACCCTTCCAGTTCAGCATCAAACGGAATAACACCTTCTGCTACCACCTGCCCCATGATGGGATTGGTGAGAACGTTCGGAAGGAACTCCCTGCTGGTATCTAACAGGTTTTCACTTTCCTTGGCAAACAGAGCGTATTCCATTTCTGCTACGAACTGGTCAATGGTAATATTGTCCATGTCCGTAACTGCTGTACGCTTAATGCGTTCAACTTCCTTCTTGATGTTGGACCAGTTGGAGCGTATCGTTTCTTCGATGTCCGCTACACGCTGGGCATAATCAGGATTGGTGGAACGCAGGTGATTGTCCAGAACGTGGGAAAGTTCATGCAGGATAACTTCCCCTACACTCGTTTCCGGGTTAGCCGCACTGGCGTTGATGGCAATGTACTGCGCCTTGCTTTCAGGGTCAACCTGCGTCAGGCCAGCGATATTGCTGTCAGCGTTGATGCTGGTAATGTTCACCGGAATCCCGGCTTCTTCAATCAGGCCAACGATGGTTTCAATCCCAGTACGAACCCCTTCGTTTTCTTCAACCAGAAGGATGTCGTCAACAGCATCCTGAATCGGCAGGGAGTCTTCACCAATAGCGGCATAGACATCAGCGGCCCAGTAGCTATCTCGAACAGGTGCTTCAACGTTGTAGTCCTTCCACACGCTCTTGTCCGTAAGCAGGGCATTTGCCTTATGAACTTCCGTCTTGCCTTCGAGGTTGATAGCAAGGGGAGCATCAGGACCAGTGAGGTTAGAAACCGTGATAAGCCTGCGAACCGTAGCCCGGTCAACTTCATCCTTACCTTCCGTGATGAAGTCGAACATGTCAGGGTCTTCCAGTTCCAAGTCCACAAGCACACTGCTTACCCCCTTCTGAATTTCTTCGTTAATCGGTTCGTTGGAAAGATACCAATCATTGAGTTGTTCAATAAACGGAACAGGGTTGGGAGCATTGTACCCGTAGTCACGGTCAACGTTCAGACTTTCAACAATGGCGGTTTCTTCCGTGGGGCGAGCGACTTCGGGAGCCGGAGCTTCTACAGCAGGAGCTTCTTCTGCAACGGTAGGAGCTTCTGCTTCTTCCGTTACCACTTCCACCGTAGCCAGTTCATCCAGACCTTCGGGCAGGTTTACTTCACCAGCCGCTACGTCCACTTCAACAGCAGGCATCTTGGAAAGCTCGTTGATAGCAACACCAACCATTTCCTTCTGCTGGGGAGTAAGGGTATCATCCGTTGCCATGTGCTGGATGAACTCAAACTGCAACCGTGCCTTCCCGGCTTCGTCATCACCCAGCTTGTTCCAAGCTTCGCCGAAGTTGTTCATTTCGACTCGTGCCCTTTCCGGGAGCTGGGCCATGATAGAAGCGGTGCTGTCCACCGCCTGCTGGGTTTCTTCCCGGCCAGAATTGCGAAGGAGTTTAACTGCACTCTCTTGGCTAACGATAGCGTCGTCAGCAATTTCACTGCTTCTTTCAAGCTGTGCTTCGAGAGCCTGAACAAAGGCACCACTTACACTGGAATCTTCCTTACGGGATTCTTCGAGGCTACTGGCAAGGAGACCCTGTGCTTCGAGAGCCTTCTCACGCCTTGCCTGAATTTCAGCAGGGGAGGTAGCCATACGCTGAATAGCAAGACCCATCTCGCCACCCATGGCACCGAGAATGAATATCTTACTTGCGGCTTCAAGCACATCCCTTTCACTGGCAATATCCTCTTCACGAATTTGACCGTTCTGCACAGCCGTTTCCCAACCCCATTGCAGGGCTTCATCAGCCAGTTCTTCAACACCACCTTCAACAGCAGAAGCGGAGATACGCCCCAACTGCTTGGCGATAGACATGACCTGTGCTCTTCCGGGAAGCTGTCGAACAACGGACCAGTCCAGAAGACCGGGACCTTCAAGGCTCTTTTCAAGCTTGGAGATAGCAGAGCCAGTAGGCTTGACACCTAAAGACTTGCGGACCATGCGGACCCAACCAGCCCTGTTATTGAGCAGGGTGGAGGTGATACCATAAGCAACAGCCGCAACAGAACCCTTCGTGGTGGCTACGTTCTGAGCCATTTCCATCTTGGTTCTTTCCGGGAGGTTGGTGGTTTCAGGATTCTTGTTCAGCTCTTCCATGGCCCGGTTGTAACTGGCAGGGGCAACGTTCTTGAATGTATCACTTGCCGCATCACCGAACACCTTGGCATTCACAGCAGAGCTGGTAAAGAAGTTGGGGTGACGGAGAGCAAACCTCTCAGCACCTCCACCAAGCTTTGAGACAATCTGCCCGGCACGGAACATGTTTTGAGTAGTAGCCTTGAGAGCAAGGTTCTTGCCCCAAATCTGAACACCCTTGACAAAAGCGTTGGCCCCTCGTCCTACGCCACCAGTAGCTACGGTTTCACCAATCTGACCAGCGAGGTTCATAATCTCTGCACCCCAGTCAGCCATGGCACCGGAACGTTGGAGAATAGCCTGAGTAGACTGCTCTCCCTTGGCAAGGTTGGACCAGAGGGACTGGTACTTGGGAATGTCCCTGTTGGCAAGACCAATAGCGGAAGCGGCTTCGTTGGTGAGGTTGGCTACTGTATATCCTGCGCTCTTCCAGCGGGCCATGGTCTTAGCCGTGGCACCCATGAGAGCAAGGATAACTTGGCTGTCCTTTTCATTAGCAACGAAGTCCTGAATGATTTGCGCATCTTCCTTCCCTTGAGCCTTGCCCTGAGAATAGAAGTCACGGAAGTCATCATACGGTCCCATCTTCGCCAGCTTCATGGCGAGTTCACTCTGGGGGAGCAGGTCACTCTTAATCAGTTCTTCAACTGCGGCGTACTGGTCTTTCAGCATGTCTACCGTCAGAGCGGCTTGCTCCTTGGCAACACGGATTAAACCATCCCTCCACTTGTTCACGGTCGCTTCGTCCGCACCGTCCGCAATGGCCTTATCGGCACTACGGTTGATTAAGTCCGTGTCGTACACTGCGAGAGGGTTGGAGTCAGCAGTGGCGTTAGCTACCATCTTCTTGTTCACCGGGTCCCAAGCCATGATGGTATTGGTCTCGTCGCTATCCAGCAGGTTCCCCTGCTTGAGAGGAAGCACAAGAGAATCCAAGTACGTGTCCAAACTTACACCCAGTTCTTCTGCCTTCTGCCTTGCGGCAATGCGGTCCACACGGAAGTCTCCACCAAGCTGGTTTCCGTTTTCGTCGAACAGGGCATAGACAGATTCGTTACCCCTGCTCTCCCACTTCCCGAGATTGAGAGGCTTGTCATACCCAAGTCCCATGCCAAGCTCCAAAGCCTGACCAGCTGTGCTCTGGTAATTGGAGACAGCCGCACGGGCAACGGTAGATACGTCGTTGTCCTGAGCTTCACGAAGGTATTTCTTGGCAATGCCGGAAACACCAACAGATGCTACAGTTCCTTCGTCTAGACCAAGAGAGGACAGGTGCTCGTTAATGGCATCCTTCTCTGCCTTCTGGTAGTCACTTTCTACAAGGGCCTGACGTTCCTGCGCAAGCTGAGTAGTTCGAGCAAGGATGCTTTCCCGTACACTTTCGGGAACATCGTTTGCGTAGACTTCTTCAAGGGCATTGCGAGCAAGAGAACTTTCATCGTCAAGTTCGTTGCGTACATCAGCATACGTAACGCCCGGAGCGTTCGTAGCGATTGAAGTGGCCAGCTTGTCCTTTAGCTCGCGAGCCTTGCGATACGGAGCAAGAGCTTCTTCTCGTTCAGCTCCTTCCACTTGGGCGTTGCGGGCGTTGAGTTCGATAAGTGCGCTTGGATTTTGAAGGAAGAACCGGGCCGTCTCGTCAAGTACAAAATTGACAAGATTAGAAGAGTCGCCAGAACTTCCCTCTTCTCCCTCCCCCAACGGCTTGGTCCCTTCTACTTGCGGAGCCTCCCCATCCTCTTGACGTGCTGGTAACGGGAACTTTTCCCCTGCCTTACTATACGCTTCGTAGGTTCTTCGGTCTTGTCGTCGGATGTTTTGGACAAGATTGGTGAGGGATTCAACGTCGGGGATAAGGTAGCTGAGGTCTTTGGTACGTCCTTGTTCACGGGTAGTAATGGATTTGATGTTGTTGATGATAGCACGGGCGATGTTTTCGCTTTTCATATTCTCCTTGCTGGGAGAATTCACAGCGTCAATAAATCGTTCGTCAACAACAAGCTTACCATCGGGGCTTTGAGCAACGCCCCAGTTGGACTTGGAGAGAATACGGGAGACCTGCTGGTCAGGAGAGAGGTTCCACATCTTGGCCTTCTCGTCATCCTTCACACGTTCGGAAGACAGGACAAGAGAGGCACCAAAGTTTTCTACAGAGCTACGAACTTTGCTAAGCTCACCTACATCATTAGCCTTAAACTTTTCAACATCAAAAAGTTCTTCCGGCTTCGTAGAGGAAAGGTACTCGTCAAGGGCCACTCGGTTTTCAATACCGATTCTCCGGCCCGGAGCAACAGTACCGAGGTACTGACCAAGCTTCTTATCCTGCTTCTCTACCTCCTTTTCGTAGTCCGATTTAGCCTGTTCAGCCAGTCTACGTTCACGGTCTTCGCGACTCTCTTCCCATTTAACATCACTGCGCCCCTGTTCTATTTCGGTACGCTCGGCCTTCTCAGCATCTTCAAAAGCCTTGTTAAAGGAACTCAGGAATTCAGCATCCTCCTCCAAGGGTACAAGCTTAGCTTCCTGCTCCCTTTTCTGGCGGCCTTCTTCCCACTTAATTTGACTCTGCTGTCTCCGCAGGTCCTTGTAATACTCCGCTTCCGGGTCTGTCGGACGGAAGCTCTCGAAGTTTAGTGGTTGGTTGTTAGGCATAACTAGTTTGTTATAGTACGTTTTCCCCTTCTTGTAAATAAAAAAGAAGGGTGCAACCCTTTCAGGTAACACCCCCTTTGTACCATAGGTAGTTCTTTTGTCAAGGACTAAAAACCTAACTGCATTTCAATACCCCTGTACTGGGGTTGACGGAGAACTTCTCTCCATAACTGCAACTGGTAAGCCTTCGGATTCGTCCGCTTGAGTTGTCGAAGCTGTTCTGCTTGAGTTCCAGCGATTCCTCTAGCCTTTCGGATATGAGGAGCCTGCCTTTCTTCCGTCCTCGCTTGAGATTGCAACTGCTTTTCAAGGGTCCTAATATCCTTGTCCAGCATCCTCCCATACCTTTCCTTAAGCTTTGGGTCGTTTCTAATCTGGTTCACAATCAGATAACCCCTTGCCATTTCCCGGTCTTCCGGGTTAGCGGTTCTACTCGTAGCCACCCTAGTAAAGTAATCCAAATCCCTTTGGTGAGAAGGAGTATTAGTTCTTGTAGGCACACCTCCTATTGTCGGTACTAGCTGGGTAGTAGCGGGGGCCTGTTGGGTAGTAGCCTGTTGGGTAGCCGGAGCCTGACCAAGCCTTTCTGCCGCCTGCCCTGTCTTCGCCATCCTGAGACGGTAGTCAGAAACCATCTGTTGAATTTGGCCTTCATTAAGTTTGCTCCAATCCCTCCCCTGTTTCTTAGCGAGGTTCTGCAACCTCTCAACAATAGTGGAATCATCCAGAGCAATGGCATCAGCTTGCTTCTGTCTCTGCATCTGCTGGTTGGGGACAGGGGTAGGAATGCGATACCTCCCCTGCTCAAACCCAGACATATCCGCTCTATCTTGAGCAGTGAGAGGCTGGCTTATCCCCTGCTGGTAGGCTTGTCTTTGTCTTTGGGCGTATTCTGCTGTATTAGGATTGACAGCATTGGAAAATAACTGCTTATCAGATTCGGACTGTAGCTCATGTGTTCCAGACATAAACTGGTATTTAGCTTCATCAACCAGTGCTCTTTGACTCGGGGATAATTTTCCGGGGTCTTTTGCATAGTCTTCGAGTTGTTTTCTGTCAAGTCCAAAAATGTAATCTCTGTCCTGCTTATCCGCATTCTGGTCTACATTCAGCGGTTGTCTCGGGGGACTCCCGGCAGGCCTAGTAGGCACAGGATTCGAGGGTTGCTGAATACCCACATTGCTATTTTGCTGAGCAATAGGGGCAAGCTGTTCAGGTGTAGGTACTTTACCGGGGTCATTGTTGGTGGTAGGACGGATAGGTACGTTAGGGTTTGAAGCAGGGGAAACATCTTCCATCACTGCTTGCCTGTTTCTTTTTCCAGAAGCTACCTTCGTAGCGGGGTCGTCTTTTGCTTTAGGATTCTCAGCCATAGCGGGTTACATTGGACAAGTGAAGTTCGGTTGATTCGTGCCTAGGTTCTGCACAATACGGGGAGTAATAAGCGTACCTTGACGGGTCTTCCTCAGGCTATCGTTCAAGGTCTTAACGGCAATGGAGTAGTAGTCCAGAGCTTGAGCGGTGTTACCCAGTTCCATGAACCGGACATACAGAAGCATGGACTTGAAGGCAGGATAACAGTTCGGAATAACAGTGAGGTCGTCAGACCAATAGTTATCATCTCTGATATTCCCGCTGAGGGGAGCAAGGGAAATCTGCATATAAACCGTGAGGTCGTTCCCTACCAGAGAAGGAGAATCCCCCTCTTGTCTGGCGTGTTCCCCATTCATCACCTTATACTTCCTCAACCCATTCTCGTCAATACCCATGTCAACAAGCAGGGGGTAGGCATAGCCGTGGGTACTACCGGAGACGGGATTGAAGGAGAATAGTGAGATGATAGTGTACTGCCTTCCGCTACCAGTTCGAGCAAGGAGAATAGAGTCCTCTCCGTTCTGTAGCGTTATCTCGTCCCCAGCGTTCGCAACGGTCTCAACGCGCTGAATGTACGAATCGAGCGTTACGGTCGCTTCGTTAATGAGAAGGTTCTGTGCTTCTTTGAGCATTCTACGGAATTCGTATTCTGCCCCTGTGGGGATTTCCCCCATGACAAGCGGCATTAGCTCGTCACGGAGGTTCCCGTATTTCAGATTGATTGTCGATTGAATAGGCATGGTTTATGCAGGAGGATTAATGGTGACTTTTCTGGCGAGGATGCCTACGCCACGGTTCTGTACATAGACCATGGTTACAGGCTTCCATCTGGTGTGGGTTGTTCCCGGCCAAGTGTAGTTAGTATTTCCGCTAACCCACTTAGCATCATTGTTCCCCACCGTAACAGCGATGTTAATCTGCGGGTGAAGGCACGCAGGGAAGTTGCAGGTGACAAGGGGAGACTGGAAGGAGCCACTGTTCGTAGTGTACTGTACATCCACACCGAGACCCCAGCCTGCCGGGAGGGTTCTATTGGGACTATAAACCTCCTCAACGATGGCAGTGCAGGGGCCGGAGTACCCATTCCTTTCCATCAGGGAGTTCACGAAGTAGGCCCCACCTTCCTGTCCGTTGAGAGCAGGGCGGGTATTCCAAGCGTAGATACCGAAATTGCCGAGCACGGGAGGGAAGGAGAAGTTCTCCACGGTGGTATACTTGCGGTAGTACCCTTGTCCCGGGAGTTGCATGTAACTGTCCACGGCGAAACAGGGGTTCACGAATTGCCTTACGACCAAGGTGGGCACCTCGTCCGTTTCGGTCACTTCGTACACGTTGCCCTTTAATACGGCAAGCTGAACGGCAAACTGGAACACTCCATTAATGTCCTTGTTCCGGGTAACGGTGATGTTCTTGAGGAACTTCCCACGGAAAACGTAGTTACCGGAGGTGTATTCCCTCTCTTCCCCTTGCTCGGTAGAAACCTCAATCCCTTCGGCCTTCTGGCTGGTGTTGTTGATTGTAAGTCCCACCTTGGCAACTTCCTTACTATTCATATTGATAAGGATAGTTTGGTTGCCGGACAAGTCTCCACCCCAGTCAGAGCAGACGATGTTCATGTAGAGGATTCCATCCTTCACATAAAGAACTGGGGTAATGTTGCTAGGTTTAGGAGAACCATAGGTGAACTTAACCTTGCTGGAATAATATTCTGCTTGACTAATGGACTCGATGGGGTTTTCTCCCATGGGCAAGATGTCCATGGGTTGGCCTACAAGGTTGCTACCCCACGCCTTGGCGTAAGAGGCAGTAGCCATTTCTAGCCTGTATATCCCATCATCAGAGAACCAAGGACCATCAGGGTTAGGGGCATCGTAGTTATTTTCCCATGTCCAGTTCCCGGGTCCCGGGCTGGTTTCGTCAGGGTAGGATTGAATCAGGGGCATCGTATAAACGTTCTTGCCCTTGTACTTCAATGCGATAGAGGCTACGCGAGAACCAGATGCAGGACCTTCCTGAACAAATTCGATGGGGGTGCCTATAAGTCCCCGAGTATCAGAACCTGTACCAACAGCCAGATTTCCCCCAATCGTCATCCATTCGACCTGATAAGGTCCGCTTTGGGTTACACTAAAATCGGAGAGATTAAGAGGAAGAGGAGTGAAGGTATTGTCAGGAACTTCGTAAGGAACTTCTCTCTTGCTGGGTTTAGGACGACGAACGTAGTAGGTATTCCCCAAGGCATCTACCTCCTTAGTGAATCCTTCCTTCACGTAGTTAGCAATGAAGTCCAGTGTAGGTTCCTTGACCAGAACTCGTCTCACTGGGAACACGTTCCCCGTAAGCTGGTCAACTTGGCTCTCCCACAATTCATCCACCGTTTCATAGGTGGTGCAAGTGGTAACGGTTTCCTTCTGGCTATGTCCTTCTCTTACAACAACGTCAGTACTAGTGGACCACTTACTGCATTCCTTGCCCGGGGCAACTACAGGAGGGAGGTCTCCGTTTGCACCCCAGTCAACATTCTGGCTCGTGGTCTTAGTAGTATTTACGCAACGAACAAAGGCAGAGGGAGGATTACAACAATCTCCGCTTTCAGTCTCACCCTTGCTGTTAATGACAATGTTGCTGAAAGACTTAATCATCCCCGTGATAATGTACAGTTGGAGAGCAGGGAAAGAACCCTTGTCCCAACCGTCATTAAATGGGGTGACATCCAGAGCTTCTTGTGGCATGTAGGGAACCTGAGCATCAAACTCGTTGGTTCCGTTTTCCGGGAACCCCCACACTTCTCTGCTCCACCTCTGTGCATTCTGTGCCCTCCATTTCCCTACATCACCGGGACCACCTTCATCAAACACCGTTTGACCAGCAGTCCATTGGGACACAGGAATAAGTTCCTTGACCACAGGACCGGGCATTGTTTTGTAGAACCGAACAATGCGAACAAAAATCTTGTTCAGGTAATCCTCTTCAAAAGGAACCTGCTCTTCATGTACAAGCTGGGCATCGAAGCCAGTGTACTTGTGGTTACTTTCATAGTCCGGGTCCAAGTCCACATTGCTCGGGTCAAAGCTACCAATAGCAGGGGAGACTGGAACTTCACTGCGGAGGTACACGAAGGTTCGCTGAATATCATGGAACGTTTTCAGTTCATCTTCTGGCTGGGTTCCGTTAAAGAACTTCCCGTCAGTACCCGTAGTGTTCAGCGTGTAACCATCCCTGTCCTTCTTGTGGGACATGATGTTGTACCTATACTGTTCCACCGGAGGAACCACGTAGAAGAACCTGTAGATGTTCTTCGTGTCTTGGGTCTGTACAGGTTCAATGTGGGTGAGCACCGCCGCCCGCATGCCTTCCGTCAATCCCATGGCTAGTCCAGACTTAGGCTGGAACTTGGAGCCAAGAACATACTTAGGAAGCTGGTTTGGCGTAACCTGTTCGTCCACATAGAACATCAGGTTTTTTAGAATAGGATTGGGGAAAGACAAAACAGGCTCAAGCCCCAGAGCAGTATTATGCTGGAAGGGTTGAGCACTCCTGTCAGTAGCCCCTATGGGGACGCTGGGTTGTCCCGGCCTGACTGCTGGTGTGTTAAATTGCGGCATTTTCCGTTTTAGTTAGAATGCTAAAGGGTGAAATAAAAACTACGGCTATTGTACCGAAGAGGTTAAGATGTTTAGCACAGCCACAGGGGATTGTCAACTCTTGTTTTCTGTAATACTTCATACCTGTAACGGTATCTTCCAAGAACCCCTTGACCACCTTAATGATACGTTCATGTTTGTCCGTATAGACTGGCGGTAATTCTCCGTGGGCACGCATAAGAATTCCACTGCTCGTCTTATTACTCCCCATGTAGAAAAGAGAAATTCCATTCTCGTCAGTTATCCATTCACCTTCTGGAAGTTCCGTAACAATCTCCACCATATTGTGCATGTTCCAAAAAGGGAGAAGACCAAACCTTCGCACGTTTGAATGAATGGAGTTTCTTTCTTTTCTAAACTGTTCGAGCAAGGTACTGGTTTCATCCAGCACCTTTTTCTCTTTATGAAATATTCTTTTTAACTTGGAGTACATGGGAGTGGGAGCATAGTCTTTCAATCTCGGTTCAGCCTGATTAGGTAGTCCAGCTTTTCATTCAGCTTCGCCAGTGCTGTTCCTACCTCGTGTATAGCTTGTACAGATTCTTTTGTCAATTCAATAAATTGTTCGTCCTTCTTGAGCGTCTGAACCATACGCTGGGACAAATATTTATAGGCTAGCCTAACTCCAACAATAACGGTAATCAAAACCACCGCCGCAAAGGGTGTGGCTTCGGAGACAATCTTGTCGTAAAGACTCAAACCTTGGGGGCTTACTTGAGCAATGACGTAATGTTGAAGAGGAGAGAACATGACATAGACTTCTATACTAAAAAAGGGAGTACACTTTTTCGTTCGTGTACTCCCTAAGTTACAGGGGGAAAATGGCTAAGAGTAATATAGACTATCCTACCAATTCAGGTCAAGGAAATTCTCAGCAATCTTTTCATCCTCTGTCCATCTACGTTCCCAACCCTTTTTGAATGTGCCATTCTTGTACTGGCGAAGGGACTTGTAGTAGGCTTGAATCTTGAGATTGAATTGAAGGAGAACCTTTTTCTCCCCGTACTCCGTTAAAACATCCCCTAAAGCTTTAGCCGTATTCTTCCCCCACTTGCCATCAGTAGCAATGGGAGATTGAAGGAATGTGTTGAGGGCACGTTGCAGGCATTTGATAGAAGCAGAGATACCTGCATTGAAAGCGAAGGAGCGGAACCTGTATTGAATAGCATGGCAATCCAAAAATTCCATTTCTGCTTCAATACTCTCCGTGATAGATTTTTCATCTATGGAGTGAATCATGCTACTCCATGCAGACTGCCTCCTTCCTGCTTCAATCTCCTTTCGGATAAAGTCCACAACTTCGGGTTCATAGCCGTCACTCAACCCAGCAACCTCCCATTTACCACCACGGTCTGCGGCAGGTAGCCTGTGTACCCGCATGGTATCAGGGTTAACACACTTAGGGTCTTCAAGGTTAACGATGTTCAGGACCATGCAACGAACCAGTAGAGGATAGCTAGAACGATTTTTCTCAGGGTCAAGCAAGTCACTTGCATTAAACCCTTCCCTTTCCTTCTCTTCGGTTTCCTTCTCTTCGGTTTCCAGCCCCAGTTTTGAAGCAATGGCTTTGGCGGTGTTAATCCCGTAGATACCATCTGCGGTTACACCGACACTATCTTGAATTAGCTTGGTAATCTGTTTTAAGTTCATGATAATAAATTGTCAGCGTGACATTCAGCGATTTCCCACTCAAAGCTCATAAGATGCTTGTAGTCAGGATAGAATTCAGATTCTTCGTTCAAGGCATATCTCTTTCCCTTAATGATGCAGGTGCACATACCTTCACGAACTTCCGAGCAAGGGGAGAGAAACTGGAAAATCCAGTCATCTCCTTCTCCTCCTTTTTCTTCACGTCCCCTCCAAGCTTCTCCGTCTTCTTCCTCTTCTTCATCCACAAGGCAACGGATGATAAGCCAGTTGTCTCCCATCGTAGGGAGCTTGGCCGCCATTCCAATCCTCATGGATTCCAGAGCTACACCGAAGGGCAACTTCGTATCACTTTTATAATGAAAGAGATAGAACCAGACATCCTCCCCACCTTTCCTGTTTGCTTCCTTAATAAGCTGAGGAACATATTTCCGGGAGATGTTCTTGGTGAAATTGGAGTCGTTAGAGCAGATTCCTACCCCATTGTCTTGGGGAAAGAGAATGTTAGGCATACTGGTGGAGTACTTTGAGCAGGGGTTCAATATCTTCCTTGAAACTAGCAACGATGTTTCTAAGAGCAGGGATAGGAGCATTCTCTTCCATGGTCTGAACAGTCAGTTCATACGCGCTCTCGAACAGGTGCAAAGCGGACGAAGTGTCCTTATCGTACAAGACGGGCTTAATGTCCATATCGACTTCCTCATACGTAATGTACGGTAAGGACGCTTCGATAAACTTGTCGATGTAGTTATCGAAGATTTCCGTAATTTCATCATAGTTAGTATGATGAAAACCGGAAGCCGTTCCGTAGTGGCACAGCCGGATGATGTTCCGGCAATAGAGTAATGTGTGAATGTTAACGTACATTATGGTAACATTTTAGAATGTTAATGAGTTCGTTGTGAATACGGACACCTACGGTCAAAGCTTGAAAGACTTGGTTAGTAGTGTCCTTGATGGAGATAGTTACGTCCATGTAGGGATAGTCCCCTAACCAAGTGTACAGGTCCGGGAGGACATTGCCTAGCGTAAACTGACCATTGGTAATGGAATATACACCATTCTCAACCTTGCATGACAGTGGGGGAAGTTGAGCCTTCACCGTCTTGCCTCGCCTATTGAATACAACTACTTCCAAAATGGCGGCAGGGTCAATGCTCGTAATCCCACAGTTGTGTACATGCAGGTTAAACGGGTATACGGAATCAGGAGAAGCCATGACAAGCTGAGGGTCCGCTATCCCCCAAGGGGTAGGAACCATAGCGTCAATCTGCTCGCTCTGCTGGGGAGTAATCCATCTGGCCTCCCCTAAGTCATAGTGTAAGTCGGACCAATCCATGAGCGTATTTTAGGACCTAAGTACTCCTCTGTCAACAAATCCCTTCTTCTTGTGAATGAAGTAATAGTGATTATTGTATTCAACGGTAAAGTACCCTTGGAACCCCTCCGTTGAAGTACCCTTCCATGCGAAGTCTTCCTTACCAGAAATGAAAAGAGTAAGGCGGAATTTGTCTTCTTCGTGACTATACTCCACTCCTTCGGGAGATACCTCATAATAGAGTTTCCATTCTTCATCCCCACACAGGTCTATAACTTCAAACACCCACAGATAACCGTTAGGGTGTACTACGGAAACCAGACTCTTCCCTGAGTCTACATCGTAATGGTACTTAACACCTCCCTTAGGGAATTTGAGAATGTCTCGAAATTCTTCAAGCACGGCTGAGGTATATCCCGAGAACTCATAGTTCTCTTCAAACCTCTTACACGCCTGCAAAAGTTCCTCAGAATTATATTCTTTGACAAGCCTGTCCAGCGTTTGAAGTGGAGCCTCTATCGTTTTGAATACTTCGGGAAGAACCCCGGAAAGATAGTCTACTGTCTTCTCATACTTCCTCTGGTCTTCTTCCTCCAAAGTTTTTTCTACAACTCTAAGGAAATAGGCAGAATTGGTTTTAAGTTCAGCTTGTGCGGCTTTTGCCTCCTCAAGAGAATCCACAGTGATAACTGCACGACACTCCGAGCGACAGACGGTAACTTTATACTTGCCACCTTCCGTTTCTTGAATACCCGGACCGTAGGGGTATCTCTCTTGCTTGATGATTTCATCCACGTTTCGTTTAGTTTCTTCGTTCATGTTTATACAGGGAGATTAAAGCTAAAGCCCTTGGGGGTAGGAGCTTGGAATACATTCAAATTAAATGCGTAATTAACCATCGCACTTTGGACAGCTTCGTCAGCAAGGAATTCCTCACAAAGGATAGTGTATGAGCAGAACCTGTTGTGGTAGAGTTCACGGAAGCTACCGAAGGTAGATACAAGGTTGTCCACCGTATCTTCCACCAGCATGAGCTTATTGATGCCAATGACATCTGTGAAAGAAAAGATTCCGTCAAGGCTTTCTACTCCGCTTGCAACCATCTGGTGCGGGCAGGAAATAACCTCCCTCTGCATTTGCAGGAGGAAGTTATGTTCCAGATAGGGCCTAGAGAGGTTGGTAAAGAAGATGCCATGCTTCCCTTTACCAAACTTCTCATAAGCCTTGCTCAGGAAATTGGTGGAATACTCCCCATCAGTATTGTAGGTAAGGATTCCATAGTGTTCACCATAGGCCAGTGCTTCCAGATTGTCTCCAACAAGGACAATATCCTCGGGCTTTACCCCCACGTTGCGGAGGTAATTGATGAAGAGGTGGAGAACCTTCGTGTCCCGGTCCTTGAAATCCACTCCAGCATAGGAGTGAACAGGAAGGAACACCTTGAACTCCCCATTGTCTATCCAGTTTGGTTTGTTTTCGTTCATGTGGGTTGACTGTAACATGAGCCAGATTTTTGTCAAGCTCTTTCTTTGAATTTTAATCCACTGAAATATTGTCTCGCAATACCTCCTGCGGCTCCTGCTTCCAAACTCCCTGCTGAACAGCACATTAGAATCTCGAAGCTGATGTTCCCAAAGCTTTGCTGAATCGGAACAATAGAGTATTCGAAAGGTTTCATGTACTCCATGTTTACTATGTAGGTATAGCTATGGTCAGGGTATTCACTAGATTCCTGTTTGGGATAATAGTTCGGATAGATTTTGTAAATCCTACCCATACTAGCATAACCATTCTTGATTGTCCAAACTGGCGGGTCCTCTTCCACCGCTTCCTTTAAGCCACGGATAACTTCCATATTGTGGAGTGTCATCAGGTAAGCCTTCCCGCTTCCTTCGTCTACAAACGGAACCGGATAAATGATGAAGGGAGCAGGAGAAACTGCATTAAAAACACTCACAGGTCCTTCATTATCAACAGCAAACCAGATAGCTCCCGTATCGTTTGGCTGGAAATCCTTCCAAGCCAGCTTAGGTAAACCTGTGGGATCTTGAAGAAAGTTCTTGTAGTAGGAATTATACTGCCACCTGTAGTTCTCAATGTTAGGCATACAGGCACCAGAATCCGAAGCAGTGAAAACACCTACCCCATTCTCCAACGTAACAACATCGTTCATATCGAAGTTGTTACCCTTCTTGTCAATCTCAAAACGGGCAGGAAGTTTTCTCTTGAACAGTCCACCACGTTGTGTAACCGTCACTCCAATTTCATCTGGCTCAATCCACCCCTTGCCAATGTTGGGAGCTTCAATCGCCGCAAGGTGGGTGAGGAAGGAGACGCATTCACCAAGGTTCTTGAACCTGAGTCCGGGAGTAAAGCCACCGCCTCCCTCTAGTATGGAAGAGGACAAGGTAATCACAAACCCTACGGGGGATAGTGTAGAACCTGTGCCCGTTCCGGGGAAACCAGAGGAAGGCTCATACAGTCCAAATTGAGCAGGTCCTCCTAGAACACTGTCCTGAAAGGCTTGATACCTGTCCTTCTTTGAACCGGAAGGGGCTGTAGTATCTTGGACAACCACGCAACTTCCTTCTCCTGTATAGCCGTATGCCATAGGGTTGATAGCTAGAGAAGGGGGATAGTAGATTTGAGGATAGCTTTGATACGTAGAAATGTCTGGACGCTGGACAAAATCCTGTCCAGTCCATGAAAGGGAATTCCTGCCCATGTAACTCCGGGCAGGGTAAACTACTGGTGGTGGGGTGAAAGCCATTAGATTGTGGGGAAGTCGCTCATACCGTTGGAGCTACTCACATCTAGGAAGCAAGCGGCTCCGTGTTTAATCTTCTGCGTTGAGGCATCCTTCTCCCAATAACCGGGAATCCACACCTGCCTTAAACTGTGGAAGGTGATTTGGGTAACCTTGTGGGTAATAACCGAAGTAGAACCGGAACCTGTTTTGGAGAATGTGAGCAGGGCAATAACCTGTCGGCTCCTGCCTTCACTAATCGTGTCGCTCAACATCTGCTGTACCATAAAGCGCATGTCTTTATTGTTGCCCTTTGGGGCGGTGTACTTCAAGCATTGAAGAAAAGCCTGTTCCTTAACGGTCGTAGTGTAGTTATACCCATAGCGGTACTCAACGTACACAACGTACATATCGCCGTTCCGGACGTTCTGCAACGAACTGAGGGTAGCAGGAGTAAGGGGAACGTTCTGGTACTTGTCGTTCATTACGGTCGCTCCGTTCGGGTCGCACGTGATGCGCGTCTGGCCCGTAGAGGGGTTTAGTACCTCTACGCCAATCTTCCACTGGGAGGGACCTCCACCTTCACCACCGATGACAAGAGCACCTGAATGCAACTGCTGGATATTTCCGTTGCCGTCAATCCGAGCAAGTTCAAAGCTAAAGTCTGCTCTTGAGTCCTTATCGAGCGATACGGACGATGCGGACCTGTCGTTCGTTACGTTCAACCAGACCGTTTTGTTCGTAGGGTTCTGTCCAGCAGTGTGTCCTTTCACCGGGTTCCCGTCGACCGCTGAGTACGTTACGGAGCCTACCCGGGAAAGTTCTGTTCCCTCTACAATAAGACCCTGCGTGAAACGAAGCTGGGGCCAAGCACCATTACCCTCTGGGTTGTAGAATACCTTAAAATATTCCCCGGGGTTGTTGCGGAGGGCACCGATGTCTGCATCGATAAAGGGAGGCTGTGCCTGTATGTCTTCGCTCCCATAGATAGGTGTCTGAATAGCAGGCCACACCGTTCCGTCCATTCCGTAGTTGGAAACGTCCGGCAATGGGGGTAAAGAAATTGGGGCGGGGGGAATTTCCCCCTCGCCCTGATAACTTGTAACTGAATCTTTGTCAATCATTGTTACTTAGTCTGCTGAACAACCGGAGGCTGTTCCGTCTGCTCCATGTTCTGATAGATGGAAATGACTCCCGTTTCCGGGTCATATTCTGCAACTGCACCGGAGCAAGACTGTAACCCAAAAGCGGCGGCGATAGAGAGGCCTGCCACGATAACAAGCTTCACGATTTCGACAATCTTGTTGTTGGCTCCAAACTTGGAAACCGTAGTACCGATAACCTCGGCCACGACCTGTTCCTTGTGAGCCAGAATGTAGTCTGCCTGATTCACGAAATCCTTAGTAGACTCTACGGGTTGCTTGTCAAAATCATCCTTGTAACCAGCCATCTGGTACAGTTTAACTGCTAGCTTTTTAAGTTCGTCTTGCATGCTTGAAGTGTAGATTATTTGGATTAGTGTGTCAAGTCCATTCTTCCGCTAAGGTCAATGCCTTCTGCAAACCAGCCATAACCCATGTCCTCCAAATTTACCAGCATCTTTGTGGCGATGTTTCGGATTTGGTACTGGGCATGCTTGTCCAAACGGAGTTTCAGGAAGTGCCGGAAGGAGCGCAGGTTGAAGGTGACAACGATTTGAGTCTTCGTATCATTGGGCAGTACCCCCCTAGCCACTTCCGGTTTGAAGTTCATGGGGCCTTCCTTTGCGATAGCGGCATCGTAGGCGAGGGCGCACGTGAGCATTGCATTGCTCCAAGCCTCGTGTTGTTCTTTTGTAAGTCCACCCTCTACTTCGGGGACAATGACTTGGAGCTTGTCGTCGTATCTGCAATATCTCTGGCTCTCTTGGCTGTAAGCTACTCCGATACGATGGCGTACAAGCTGGTGAGTTACAGCACGGTTCGTAATAAGAGAGAAGGTGAAGCTGATATGTTCCAGTACGCTTTCGTGTCCCTTAGCGATAATTCGGAGCAGGAAATCTTTGTCGGAAGTTTTCCCTTCGCTCTGGTAGCAAACTCTTCCTGCCCTAGCGGCCCGTCTAACCTGCATGGCAAGTTCCTCTGGTGATGTCCACAGTTCGGCGTATTGTCTGATTTCTTTAACCATAGGGCTTCTGTATAGCACGGGAGAAGGTAGGTGTCAAGAACAAAAAGCCCCAGCAGATTTCTCTGCCGGGGCGAAGCGGATAGGTTACTTACAACCTTTTCCTTTTCCTTTACCTTTTCCTTTCTTCATAGCCTTTACTTTTTGAAGTAGTCAAAGAACGCGAAAGCTTCATCACCTACAATAAGCAGGTCGGGATTATCTTCATCCGTGAAAGTACGGATAGCTTTCGTTTCATCGTGAATGGCTTCAAGCTGTAGCCTCACCGCATTCTTGCCATCCTTCTTAGCGGGGAAAGCGTGAATTTGGGAAGCCACCCAAGGTTGCTTGTCGCCCTGAATGGCCTGAGCAATCCCGGTATATATGGACTTCTGCGGTTCCGGGAGTTCATCCAGTTTCATCGTGGAGGGGTAAGTCCATTCATCAGCCTTGGGGCCGATAAAAGAGATGGTCCCTTCGAAGGGCTTGAATTCTTCCTCTACAGTATTGTTGTAAACGATGTGAATAAACATGATGTGCTAATTAAGCGGTGGTAAGTTGTTTGTCTCCAATGTAGAATATCCCAGTGTCCTGAGTGTGGTAGATGGTGCCGGGGTTCTTCACAGCAAGTCCATCATAGTCTGCTTGAGTAGTCTGAACGAACAGGACATACCTAGCATCACATTCCCCTTGAGTAAGGAGTTTGTCCTTAGCCGCAAGAGGTGCACCTCCACTAGCTTCGGGCGGGGTATAAATGTCCACGTGGGCACCTTGGTCACCAAGCACCGAAAGCTGGTTGGTAGCAACAGGAGTGAAATTGATTTCAGCAGAACCGTCTGTAGCACCCAACCCAATGTGGCCCTTTATTTTCGCGTGACCACTGAGCGTAGCCAACCCAGCAACGGTAATGGTGTTGCCAAAGGTGAAGGCATTCGTTGCAGAGGTGGGACCTTGGAAAGTTACCTGCTTACGAAATTTAAGCTGTCCCAACGGTTCCATAGTGAATACAAGGTTATCAGATACACTTCCTATATTGTATTTGTTGTAGAACTGTAGATAACCATTGTTAGATATGAACTGTAAGTAACAGCCATACCTGTTTACCGTGGTGTGAGTAATGTCGAAAATCCTAGTGGTTTGGTCGGGAGAAACTTTCTTGGTGAAAACAAGGTTTGTTTCAAGAGCTTCACCCGGATGTCCAGTAATCATAAGACCACCTGCCTCTGTACCTTGGACCTGTGTCATCGGCCCAAAATAAGAGATAGCAGTTTCTGGAACCATAATTCCCTTATCGAAGGTAGCACCGCCAGACACAGTAATTGTGCTACCCATGGTAACGGCACTCTCGAAGTTCGCCCCTTTAAGGTAGGCATAATTGGAAAGAGCAACTACCCCATTAGTTCCAATGCTTAACCCTCCACCCTTTACAGGGCCAATGTGAAGGTTCCCATCAGCGGTCTGTGCGATACGGGTAGAAGCACTATTGGGACCGTTAAACGTGATGCTGTTCCTAGGTTCCGAGATAGTGGTGTTGTCGAAGGTAAGAGTGTCCTGAGCGGTGATAGGTTCCTGTAGATTAACGGGAACAGCTACATCCAACTTGGTTGCATTACCACCTTCGATTACTGCCTTACCTGCACCCGTGCCGTGGATTTTAAGGGCATTGTCCCCTTGTCCAAGCAAGATGGGTGCTTCATCCTTCATAGTCAACCCCGATACGTTGCTGAAACTCCATGTTCCAGTAACATCCGCATCTTGCGTGGGGTCGAAGCTACCGCCAGATGCCGAACCAAAATTTACCTTCTGAACAGTCAGAACGTACTTAACACCCTCGGGGGCAGAGAGGTGAACAACCGTCTTGTCGCTGTCCGGTACAAACGGGAACTGAGCGGAACCCTGCTGGGCTTCGCGCATCACGCTAATCACCTTCGTTCCATTTACGCCCATGATGTTGATGACAGGCTGGGTAGTACGGGGAGTATCTACTTCCTGTCCTTCTGCAACAGCACTGAGGGTATAAACGTTACCCGGGGAAACAAGAGCAGAAATGTCATAATAGCCGGAGCCAACGTAGCTTCCCTGAGTATAGGTAGCAATGGCAGGGGGAGCAGGGTAGTCAAACCCAAGTTCTCGAATAGCAATGGTAGCGTACTGGACAGTCGGAGCCTTACCCGTTACACGGAAGTACAATTCCATGTCCTTCCCCTGTTCAAGGTCGAGCATGGTGGAGATTACGTTACCCTTCACAACATAGTCCGGGTCCGTGATGTTGCTCCACTTTTCATCCGCAGGTTCGTTGTTAACTACCTCAAGAATAACATCCTGATAAGTAGAAGAAACTACCACGGCAGAATGGGAAAGCGTCGGGAGTTTGTAAGTAACTCCCGCAGTGATGGCGTTCCCGAGTTGGTAATCTAAAATTTCAAAAGCCATAGTAAAAGAAAAGAGTTGGTTTAGGCTAGGGGAGCATTTCGTTCCCCTAGCCTGTTAGAGGTTAGCTGATGGGACCGAGGTAGGAGATAACCGCCTTACCAGACCAACCGTTAGAACCTGTGGCCGTCTTATACGTAGCAAGAATAAGAGGCTGGCTGAGAGCACCCGGAGCAGAGTAGATGATACTGCCGCGCATGTCACGCACACCCTTCACAACGCCAGCTTCGAGGGGAGCGGCGAACAGGGAACCTGTGTCATCCTTTACCCCGGCAACGTTGTCCAGAATAGGACTGCCGCCAGAAGCAGTGAGAGTGGAGTCGAAGGAAGTTGCACCTGTGTCATGGATTTCCAAGTCCACACGATACAGCCCCTTCGGGCTACCCATGGGCAGGGAGATGTTGGTCTGGCCATCACCCAGTTCGGACACTGCGGTCGGTACGCCCGTAACGGGCAGGATGGACGTAGCTTCCGTGATGGTGATTTCCGCATCCTCTGCACTATCCAGCCAGAGGTTGAGCTGTACGGTCTGAGCAGTTACCTGCACCGTACCATCAACAGCGACAAGGGGAGGAAGGGTAGTACCACCTTCCCATGCCATCTGGACCACGTGGGGCACATTGCCCGATACGGCCACTTCGTACACTTTACCAACCGTAAGGCCAGTTTTCTTGTACAGAGTGTTAGGCTTGGCGGGAGAAACAAGGTCAACTGCGGCAGGAGCGGCAGTAGCCTGCTTTGCGGTGAGGGTGAGGTTAGCACCCGTAGGGGCTTCTACTACAAGGAGAGCCGTGGTAGCAGTAGCGGTGAACTTGAACGGAGCATTGTACAGGGCACCGGAGGCGAGGACCTTTGGAGGGTCCTCATTGTCTTCCGTGATTTCCAAGTCAACGAACTTGTCGGAAGTGAGGGTGACTTCATAGGTCGTGCTGGCCTCGAGACCCTTGAGCTTGTACACGGTATTCCCGTCAAGCTTTACTCCTTCTACAGGGATTGTAATTTCGGTCATGGTGAATTAAATGGGTTAAGCTTTAGCTGGAGCTTAGGTGAATGAAACGATTGCAGGTACATCCCCGTCAACCTTAACATTTATATCCCCCGTAGCAAGATTGGTCAATTCCTTTTTCTCATTCATACCGGAAATGGTTTCACGAAGGATGACATTCTTGTCTGCGTCGAGGAACAGAATCTCAAGGGTTACAGGTTTGTCAGCGGTTACAGAAGCAATGAACTTCTCATTAACAGCAGGAGCCGGAGCCACCTTGTATAGCTTGTTAGGTTCAAGCTTCTTTGGCAGGTCAGCTTCTTCTGCGGCTACAACGGGAGCGGCCTTGACCTGCAACTTCGCTACAGCGGAGCTAAAGGTCGTAACCGTAATGGTTGCGGAGGTAGCAGTGGGTGCAAAGTAAATAGGCAAGCCATCAAGCTCGCCTTCTGCAACAACATTTCCGTCTGCTTCCAGCTTAACTAGACTCTTTTTATCCACCTTAACTACAGCTTCATAGCGGGTTTTAGAGGTGAGACCAGAGATGGTAACAGGCGTATTTACTGCAATTTGAAGGGGCTTTTCCAACTGGGTAAGCGGTGCTTCCTTCACATCAGAGGGGTAGGGAGGTACGACTTCTTTCATTACACTTGAGAGGCAAACTGGTTCATAGCGGCAGAGAGGTCAACAGGAGCCATAGATTCAGTTTCGGTTTCGGTCTCCGTTTCTTCGGTTTCCGTTTCCTTACCTTCATCTTCATCGTCATCGTCATCCTCTCCTTCGTCCTTCACTTCTTCATCTTCAACGGTGGTAACAATGATGGTCTTGCCATCATCAGAAACGACACCCGTTGCAATGAGGTCCAACGTATCTCCCGGCTTTGCGTCCGGGAAGTTATCTTGAATAAAGGGAATCTTCATGAATAAAGAAAAAAGGGGCGGCAGGTTTTTGTTCCTGCCGCCCGGTTAGATTACAGACCGTTGGCGGTCAGAGCAACGTTCGGAGTAGAAGCAAGGGAACCAATCGGGTTACCATTTGCGTCAACCAGCTCAGCGTTAGCCAGAGCACGCACGTGACGGATAACAACACCGTGACGGGGCTTGATGGGCATCACACCGTTGGAGAGGGAGGCGATGAACAGACCCTGCGTACCGAAGTAGTTGGTGTCCATGTCTCGGTTGTTCACCCATTCCAGTTCACCAGACCACGTTTGCGGGTTGAAGTTCACACGGTCTTCCCCGGTAAACGGATTCGGAACCATGGACTGGAACACGTCCTTCACGAACACAATCGTGTCTTCGAAGGGAGCGTCGCGGTAAGCCGGGTTCTGGATAGCGCGAGTACCATTGGTGGTCGGTTCCAGAGTGTAGGGTTCCACGCGAATCCACTTCTTACCTGCGGGCTGGGTGTCGTCGAAGGTGTAGCGGGGAGCAAGGGAGTCCTGCAAGTACATGAAGTTCTTGTAAGCCTTCTTAGCACCGAGCTGGTTCATGAGGAAGGACTTATCGCCGTAGGTGGCTTCGGCCCAACGCCAGTCGTTGTGAGCCATGTCGGAACCACGGGTGATGAAGTCGATGGTGTTACGGGAAGCCATCACCGTGAACACGGGGGCACCGTTGCTGTAACCATCAGCAGATTCAAACGCGCCTTCGAACTGGAGAACGTCATTGTAAATCATGTCCATCACAGCGGCATTCAGAGCGGCTTCCGGCTTCACTTCGGGCATGGAAGTAATATCAGAAGTCAGAGCGTTCAGACCGACAATACCATTAGCGGTAAGAACCAGCTTGTAGGTAGCGCAGGAAGTGTAGTTGTCACGATAACGGACAGACCAGTTATACGCAACCATGGAAGCCAGACCTTCGGCAATAGCCACAGCCTGCTGGCGAGCCTGCCAAGACTGACGAAGGCGGGTAGCGTCAATCTTCTGGGAAGCCAGAAGGGTGATGTCACGGGAGAAGGAGTATTCCGTGCTACCGACTTCGTTTACTTGAAGCGGGTTGTCATAACTGGTGGACCGCAGGGTTACGGGATTCCACGTAGCCGGAAGGAAGGAAGCACCAAACACGTTCACTCGGCCAGTGTCACCGACTCCATCAGACCATTCAGTCTGTTGAATCATGGAGCTGTTCCACGGAGAAGTACGCACCTGCGTCTTCCACATTTGAGCCTTGAGCAGGTTGCTCATGTTCACCATGATGGTATTCCCCGCATCGATGTTACCGGGATTAGCGGCAGTAATAGTAGCCATAATAGCAGTAGTAGATAATAGATTGTTAATTCTTTTCAGGTTGTCCAGACCTAAAGCATTGCTTGTTTGGCCATAGGGAAACCAGAATTATCTCCTACTGTGTAAAAAATTGAAATTGGATTCTGGCGAGAAATCCTGTTACGCCGTGGTTGATGAAATATGTTTAGCTTGTTTGAGTAATATTTGTCAAGGACTTTTTACACATTTATCATATTCTTCCCGAGAAATGTGCTTCCAGATATACCCTGACACTTCTTTCCTTAACCCTCTACAAGCTTCTCCAACTCTTCTATTATTTATTCCAGTAGTTCGTTCAACTTCCTTTATGCTAGGATATACTGCAACAAACTTACCACTAAGAGTATACTGAGCAACGGGGTAGCTTTTATCAGGATGATTAGTATTGGCTTGAGCGCACCTCTGAATTCCTGTTCCGTAATAACAGTTCTCTAAACGGTCAACCCATTCGAGGTTTTCGAAATAGTTATTGCGTTTATTTTCGTCTTTATGGTTTACAAGCAATTCATCAAAAGACTTACCTGCATGCCTCTCAGGTATATCACAAAAAGCCTTGGCTACTAGTCTATGAACTAGGTCCTTTTTACCTCTCCCCATTTCTACACGATAGTAACCTTCGCAAACATGTGGCTTCATGATTCTCTCCTTATTCCGTCTAAGGCTCTTAACCCTCCCGTGGCTAGAAACTTGATAGCCCGGGAATCCTTCAATGTCTTTCCAGATTTCTTCTTGCATAATAAAAAAAGCGTATGAACGCTATAACACGCTCATACGCTGTAGTCAAGTTTAAAGATTAGAAGCCTGCCATCTTCATGGCTTCTTCAAACAGGTCTTTTGTTTCTCTCGGCCTTCCGTCATCCTTGGGTTTGGTAGGAGCAGGGGGTTGGGGAGCTTTGCCCGTTCCCTTCGTAGCAGAAGGAGCAGAGGAGCGAAGCTTGGCTACCTTCTCTTCCAGCTCCTTAATTTGCTGGCGTGCATCTTCCAGCGCATCAACAACCTTGGGTAGCAGGGCCGCCTTCATAAAGGAGGCGTTGTCAATCTTATGTGCGAAGTGTCTGCCTTGTTTGAGAACTTCTTCAAGCCCCTTATCGTCCAAATCGAGACCAAGGCTATCAGCTTCCGCTTTGAAGTTTTCGCTCGTGTAGTTCGTCAAGTCCACTTCGTACTTGCCACCACCCAGTTTCTTGAGGAATTCTTCACGGAACTTGTCAGCATTCTCCTTGAATTCCGTAGCCTTGGCGATTGCTTTGTCCCGTGCCATGGATAGACGAACAAACTTGTACATTTCGTTAGCGTCCAGTCCTGCTTCCTTGGCGAGGTCCTCATATTTGCCCTCACGGTCAAAGTCGTCCAGCTCTGCGTTCAGGGCTACTTCGTTTAACTGCTCCTGCGTAACGGTGGGAGCAAGGGAAGAAATAGCGGAGTTAGCCTTATTGAATGGCTGAGCTACAGCAGACTTATATTCTTCGCTCGTCTGGTAGGCATAAGCTGAGACAATATCCTTGTACTGGCTAAGTTCCGCTTCGAGCGTTTCGGACGCTTCGGGAGCTTTAGACTTGAGAGCTTCGATTTCCTGTTGGAGCTTTGCGATTTCCTTGCTCTTCTCCCGGAGTTCAACTCGCATCTCAGCAAAACGCTTCCCTGCTTTTGCACTCTGCCTAACGTCGCTAGGAACTTCGTCATCGTCTCCGTCTTCGGGTTTCTTTTCCTGTTCTTTCGGTTTCTTTTCCTGTTCTTCCGTGTTCTCAGGGTTCTCGGGATTCTCAGGAGTAGGCTCAGGATTTTCTGGGTTCTCCGGGGTAGGTTCGGGATTCGGAGCCGAAGTAGGTTCGGGAGTCGGAATAGATTGAGTGCTAGGAGTAGGGTCGTTCACTTCGGAAATTGCTTGGTCTAGAAGGTTCCCAAAAAGTCCGTCACTTCCTACATTAAATACGGGGGCATCAGGTACGATTGATTCAGTGCTCATGAGTCTGTTTTATTTGTTTGGTGTGTTGAATCGGTTCAGTTGTTCAATGTAGTCTTGTAAACTTCTCTGGCTCGGTCTTGCTTCTTCGTGCTTGGCGTTGTTCACAATACTGTATTCTGCCATATCAAGCAAGGATTTTATTACAAAGTTTGCACCTGCGTAATAAGCACCTTGGATGGCCGCCGCCTCCATGCCCGAAGGCACAGAGGTTGGGCCAGCCATATCTTGAATGATTTCCAAGACCTCCTTGAAGAGAGGTCCTGAAACAATCTTGTGTAGTTCATCCGTTTTAATTTCATCGGCCTTGAACTGTCTCTTTCTTTCTAATCCAGTCATCATAATCCTCGGAGCATTTTATCTGCGGCTTCGGCTTGTTTTCTTGTTATTTCAGCTTGAGACTCCCTATCGAGTCTCGCTTGTTCTGCTATGAAGGCTTGGTTCTTACGGTCTTCTTCTGCCTGAGCTTTCATCATCTTTATCTGCTCGTCAGTGTCCACCCCTTCCTGACCTTCGACAGGGGCTTGTTCCTGCTGTTGCATAGCTTCCAATGCTCGCATACCGTTGGTAATGATTTCATTACAACGTTTAATCAGTTTCTCGTACTGACTAAATTCAGGAATAATTTCCTTTTTCACGGCAAGGTACTGCATGTGTTCGGCGAGGTGGTCCACAATGATTTGAAGAACCGGAGCAAGCTGAGCCATCTCTTCTTTGCTAAGTTCCTGTTCAGGAATCATAGACATGATTTGATTAGAGTGAACATCGGCGTGAACACGGTGGTCCTCATTGGGGATTACCGGGACAGTCATACCATTGGTCATCTGGTTGTTCTGCATAGCCGCAATAGCTTCCACGTTGGGTTGTCCAAAGTCAGTCTGCGGAGCAGGGTAGATAAGGTCCCCAAGGAAGGGTCCCATGTTTTCGAGAGTTACCAGACGCATGAGGTTGTCCTGCCCAGTCTTGGGAAGGAACTGCATGTACTGGAACATTTCACGAAGCATGAGCTTTCGCTGAACCGGAGAACCTTCACCAATAGCGGGGGTAGCCACGACAGAGTACAGGTCCACCTGAGCAAGGGCCTCTTTCGGAACGCCTTCATACTCAAGTTCTTCAATCATGTTCTGGACTTCTTCAAATCCTCGAACAGATTTGTCCATGTCAGCAGAAGCTACTCGTCGAACAATCTCACGGAACAGTTTTGTTAAACATTCCATCAGCCTCGTCTGAACACGGTGAGAAAGTCTTGTAGCATTGCCAAGACGAACTTCCGTTTCAAACTGGGTCTTACCCATGCTACCATCTGCCTGAGTATCTAACTCACCAAGGTAATCACGGATTGAAGCCTGCATGAGATTGAGAACTCCACCCATCCCCTGTTCAATGTTGACATTGGCAGATTGAGTTACTTGGAAATTCCCGTCGATGATGGTGTAGTTACCAATGGGGTTAACAGCCGCATCAAGTCTGGCTCCTTCGTTGGTAGCCTGTAGCGTGATGGAGAGGTTCTGCATGGCGGCATCCGCACCCGCGCAAGTAAGCTTGTTAGCTATCTTTGTCTGGGGGAGAATATCATTGCCAAAGCCACGAAGACTGTGGATAAACCCATTGGTACTAGTTCCGTAGGGGAACATGACAAAAGCCTGCTCCATACTTTCATAGGCACCCTTCTTGCTGTACATGAACTTGAGAACAATGTCATCACGTACCTCGGAAGAGCTGTCCACGGAAGCATTGGGAGTCTGCTGGTTCATTTCATAGAACACTGAGTGTGTCACAGTGCCATCGAACTCTTTCACCCACATGTGAACGATGGGAACGGAAGTACCTGTCATATCAGCCATGGTGAGGTCATTATTCTTCATCATGGTTTCGACAGTGGTCGCCACCTTCATGTAGTTGGGAAGAGAGTAAGAAGCAGTCTTAACAACCTGTTCTACGACCTCGGGGTCCCATCCAGCTTCTTTAGCTGTCTCCTTGTCTCGGATGAAGTCAAGGAGTTCATGCACCCTGAGGGTTCTGGAAGCAAAAACGATTTCCAGAGTCTTGGGGTCCGGCTTAGTTAAACGCTCAAAAGCGAAGTCGTCCAGACCACCTGCGTTCCAGTACCATGAATCCTTGTCGTCAAAGTATGCGGCGGCAAACCCATGATACGCAAAGTTATGAAGCAGGTAATTCAGAATAGACTGGTAGCCTTCCATTCCTCGAATCAACTTCGTCAAATGGAAGGAGAGTCTTTCGGAATAATAGGCTTTTGCCATCTTGGAACCATACTTGGTTTTACAAGAGAGCAGATAGGGAGTAGACTCTACAGCATCATTCAGTGCCGCCATCACCTTGCTGTGGAAGAGACGCATGAATCGGAAGTTGTCGTTTGTCCGGTTCACCTGTCCTAATGCGGCAAGGGTGGCTTTATCGAATGGAGCAACGCCGTCCAATTCTTCTTGGGCGACGTTGCGGGTGTTGCGAGACTCCAAATCTGCCCTCAACGCATTGGCGTAAAGGCCACGCGCAACCATAGCATTGGGAACTCGCTCAGTGAGCAGGTTCCCCTCTTGGTCCACCACGGAGACCATAGCGGTCCCAAATCCGGGATTATCGGGAGATGTTGAGTTTTGCATAAGGGGGTTGGTTTACTTGTCAGAGGGAGTGCCCAGTTCCTCTTCCCCCTTCTTGTCTTCAGTTTCAGCTTCGGTCTTGCTCTTTCCTTTACCCTTGGCATTCTTCTTGCCAGTGAGGAAATCGTGGAGACTCTGAGCTTTATCGGGGGAAATGGTACTGGTCAGAGGCTTGTCCTGAATATCTTCGTCAGCACCAGCAACAATGGGTTCACGTTCCTTCCCGAAATTAGCAACCGGGGCTGACTTGGGGGAAGCGGCTACAGTTACTTGGCTGGCCTTGATAGGAGCAGGGACTGCGGGGTTCTCGTCTACAATAAACAGCGTGTTCCATTCTTCCAGCTTTTCACTCTTGTCGTTAATCAGAGCCTCCGCAAGGAAGGGGCGGAAGTGAGAGTGACAGGTCAAGGAGCAAACATAGGGAGCCGTATGCGGGTACGTCTTCATGAAGTTGCTACCAATGACAAAGCTGTGGTCAGGGAAAACCTTTTCTACCTGAGCAGGGGCCATGGTTCCCGGGGCAGGGGCTTTGGCGAGGAGTTTGTTTTCAGGTCCATAGAACTGAACAGATGCGCGTTTGTAGAAAAGAGCTTCGATAATATCCAGAGCGTCTTTCTGGAAACGGTCAGCACCCTTCTCGTCATACCACACTACCGGAGAAATTTCATTGCTGGGGTAGTTCAGGTCCAGATAAGAAAGCGCAGTGGAGAAAGCCGTGTTGATAAACCCGTAGGGTTCCGTGCAGGGAGTCTTGAGCGTGTAGAAGAGGGAATGCCCGAAGAGGGGTTCCAGCTTGCGGAACTCATTTGCCAAGTAATCGCTGGCGTAAGGAGTGATGACGACAAGGTTGTGTCGTTTCAGTTGGTCTTCGTCATGGCTTTCAACGATGGAATTTACAATACGTTCTGCATTTGCAACAACGCGAGGCTCACAAGGAATTATCAGTGTAGTGCTCATTAAATAATGTTGTTTCTTTGGTTGACTGGAACAGTCAGTGGATGGACCCTACTATAAGGAACCATTTGGTTTTCTGTCAAGCTTAATTCTCTTTCTCCCAGTAGTTTAACTGCGGCGTACCAAGAGAAATAGAATTGAGCTTCGACAAAAGGGTGGTAAAGGAGTGGCATGAGTTGGTCTCTCGTAAGCCTACTCGGAGGGGGTAAGGGTTCTGTCAGGTTGTTTCCGAAGATAGTGTATCGATAGGCTCGAACGGATTTGTCAGAAACAGATATGGTTAAAGGTACACAAGGGTGATAACAGTTACTGTTAATCCTACGGTTTTCCCCAAGCTGTGGCCGGAGAGATTGCCTATCAGTAGCCATCATCATGTAGGCCTTCCGGTACTTGAAAGCTTTATCCCAAACTTCTTTGTTCCCTATGAACCTGAGGCACTGTTCCTTCCTGTCGTTGTTACCCACCCTCCTCACCATACTGGAACGGGTTATTTTGGGATTCATTTTTCTAGGAAGTTCATGAAGTTAATGAAGGTATACATATCGAACTCAGGCATGGAATTTCCCCACCCCTCAAGCTGGTTAATGTCCTTCAATGGAATGGCTTCCCACAAATTGTAGGCTTTGTTGAGTTCTGTCATCCTATCCAAGAAATCTTTGTACCCGGGAGACATGGCAACAACCATGAAGAAATCCAGCAGTTCCTGAGGCATTGCTTCAAGGTTCCCGTGAGTAAGGTGGACTTCCCCTTCTTTAACAGCACGGCGAACGTATGCCGACCTTCGTTCGTTGATGTTCCGTGCCTTCTCAATAAAGTCCAGCATATACTCCTCAATCACGTCCAAGTCCTGCAACCATGACTGAATGTTGTTCATCCAAGACCGGACAACCTCAATTCTCATTCGAATCAGGTAAGCAGTCCGAACTGCTTTAGGGAAGCACCCACAACTAGAGTTGTTGATGAATTCGTCCACGTTCATTTTAAGAACCCTCCCACAACCACACCTCACAGCATAGGGTGCATTAGGGTCCTTGGTGAATCCGATGATTTCCAGTGCTCCGTTAATGCTCCCCTTAGCGTGGGGAGCTACGTTGATTAGGTGTTCCTTCGTTTCAAAAATCTCAAAGTCTTCCGTTTTGACTTTTGGATTCAGGGTGGCAGGAGTCCAGTTATAGAGAACTTCCTGAAAATTTCGGGGCCGAAGTTTTGGCCCCTTGGAATCTACAGGGTTTTTGACACTTATCTTTCTGTTACTCTTAGCCTTCCGAGCTTTACTTCTTTCTAATTTCCGCTGTTCTCTCTTTGTAGGCATGCGAGGAAAATAACACATAAGGATTTTTTGTCAAGGAGAAATTTAGAGTGGCCGCACATTGACAGACACTTTTCGTTGTACACTATTCTCCTCAACTCTTTTCTTTCTCTTACCTGCCCTGTCTAGAAGCACAAGACCTTCTTCTTCGTCTTCGTCTTCATCCTCTTCCAAAATGAGTTGCCTTGTAGTGTCTGTCTGTTCGATTTGGATGTTGTCTATCACTTCCCGAATCACATCCTTGTCAGCTTTTTCAAGTCCATCATGCAGTTTCTGCCTAATATCCAGAAGCTTACCAAGAACGTTAACCATCTTCTCAGCTTCCTTCCCATCATATACAGAGGCATTCTGTACATAGGAGAGCAGGGAACCAACACCTCCTTCAACGGCTTTGTTAATTTTGCCGGAGACGGAATTCAGCATGCTCTCGTTTTCTTGACTGAGGGTTTCTCTCCTTGCACGAACACGGCTGGTTGTGTTCGCAAGGTAGGTCATATTGAGTTCGTCCCTCATTCGGAGTTCCTCCGGGGTAAGCTCAACGTCTGCCAAGTAAACGTCTACGTCCTCCCGGCTTAGTCCGGTCAGACGTTGAATGACACTCACAGGGGCACCGTTTTTATAGAAGGCTACGACCTTCTCCTTTAAGAGCAGGTTCCTTTTAGCTTCCTTTTCCTGTAGCAGTTGGTTTTTACTAGCTTCTCTCATTCCTCTCATAATGGCAAGTTTCTAAGTCTTTTGGCTTCATCTCTCCAATCGTAGGTTACTTCACCTACGGGGGAGTCCTTTAAATATTCCTTTAAGTATCTTCCGTCAATAAGTTTCACACCGTATTCGTTTACCCGGAATCCCTCAGCCTTTTTAACAGCAGGAGTGGTATTCTCTACTCGGGTAATTCGTCCGAACTTCCCGGGGAAAATTCTTCGAGCAAGATAGCAGAGCATAGCGGTAACGTCAGCCCTGTCCGGGCTTTTACGAATCCGCTTCCTCATTTCCTTCTTCTCTTCCAGCTTGATACGGGAACCAGACATAGTATACTGGCGAGATTTGATTTCGGACATTGTAACTCCGTCCAAACCATAAAGCTGTTTAGCCTTAATAGCTTGTTGCATCGTACCCCAAATCTCGGAGACCTTGTTGTGATAGATGTCGCAGGCCCGGGTGCTTTCATGAGCAGAGACTGGGTTGATGCTCGCCTTCCCAGCGTAGGAGAGAGGAACGATGTCCCCCTTAATGTAGCTTGAAAGAATATCCCTAAAGCTCAATCCCCCGGTAGTATCGAAGATAAAGTTTTCAGGGAGCACCCCTTCCTCTTCCAATATCTCTTTAACCCTTTGGGCGATAACAAAGCTACGGTCTTTCCGGTTAGTACTATTGGCGTTTGCGCCGGGAGGCTTGATGTTGAAAATCTTGTCCTCACAAATAGCGAGGTTCCCGTTCACGTCCAAACCTACACGTGCCGTCTTCAAAATAGTCAGGTCCCCGCCGTTCGTGTAGGCAGGGTCCATAGCCGCTATTTTGATAGGGGTTTCAATTCCCCACAGCGGCTTGGTGTCACACTTCCCAGCAAGGAGTTCGTTTTCGGAGATTAAGCACCCTTCTTCCGTGTCGTCCGAGAAGGTCGCTTTGTAGAACCTAAGTACCTGAGGGGAGTTATCACCATAGGTATCAATCGCGTCCTGAATAATATCCTGACTAGTGAACCACGACCAGTCCGGCCTGTTGCAGACAATGCGAGGGTTCTTCGTGTTGTCGAACCTTACATAGATGCCATCAACCGTTTCCCAAGTGTCGCACTTTGTAATGTCGATACTATTCCAACCGAGCCTAGGCTTGGACAGAATACCGAAGGCATCCATCTTGCTCTTGGGGTTGGAGGCGGCCATGAGGGTGGGAGGAGTATCTGCGGCGTTGGTACGAAGGTTGCTTCGCCAAACGTCCACCAATTCGATGGGAAGTTCGGACAATTCATCGTAAAATACGTGCATGTTCTTGGCCTTGATACCAATGAACCGGGAACTTGGGTCCCCAATATTAGCACAGGGGATAATCTTGATACCTCGAGAGTCGTCTAGCAACCCTTCTTCGTTGATACCCTTAATTTGTCCCTTGCCATCAACAAGCTTCCCGGGGAACTTAACTCTCCAGAACCTTTTAATGTCCTTGAAGATACGTTGTTTTGCACCATCAATAGTCGTGGACGTAATGAGACAAAGCGTACCCACGGGGTCAGCAAGGTAATAGAGCAGGGCCAATACGGCCATCATCATCGATTTGCCACATGAGGACCCTCCACCCATTACGCACACGTCGTTCTCGCATGCCGCCTTCAAGCCCATTTCGAGCCACGGGTTCCACACAATGGGCGTAGGGGAATCCTGATAGTTCCAGAGCAGGTCAATCGCCTTCTTCGCGTGATTATACTTTCCCAGGCCACCTTCCTCGGGCGACCTTGCGTACTTGAAGCAGTAGAGTTCAATGTCTACCGCACTAGTACCGAGAGGCCATTCCAGCCCGTACTTTTTGAATGTTCTTGCCATGTTAGTCGAACAGTACTTTCACACAAGCCCAGTCTCGCAGGCTTGCGGAGGAATTATCCATTTCGACGCGATAGGCGTATAGTGCGATTAGGAGAGCATCAGCTATCTTCAATGTCACCTTCGCATTGGGGAACTCTTCAATGGCAATGCTCTTAAGGTTGTTCTTCCAAGCAGTTTTATCGAGATAGCTAATTCCGGCATTGTGAGCACCAATCTCATGCATCCACTGCTGAGGAATAACGCTCTTCACGTCAAAGCCCTTGGCTCTAGCGATTCCTTCTATGTGACCGGAGTTTCTACCAAGAACGCCCATGGCCCTCGGGTTGGAGAAACGAAGTACCTCTCCGTCCTTACCCCTAGCTTGTTGAGCAAAGGTAAGATATTCGTACCAGTAAACGGCGCGCTTGGGCTTATCTACAATGTTAAAAAACTTGATTACATTGTTCAAATCAGCGGGCATTGCGGAATAGTAAACCGTATGATTGCTAGGGGAAAGGAGTACGATGCCACCATTCTTCCCGGGGTCGCATGCCACAATTCTCTTCGTCAGTTTTTTCTTAGGGGCCATAAAATAAAAAAGTACGCACGAGGTGTTAACTCGTGCGTAGTATAGCCTGTAACAGCTTAGTTAGTCAAGTATTTAGGCGAGGGCTTCGGCAAACGGAAGCTTCATAACTTCTTCCAGTTGTCCTTCACTCCCTCGGGAGATGGCAGTCTTCCACTTGGCGAACTTCGTGTTGGGGGAAGACTTGCGAGAGCAGACTAACGGGGTCCACTTCACTCGGTAGGGACGGAAGCCGTTTTCAAACCCCTTGAGAGCAAGGAAGGAGGTGAGGGGTGTAATGGCTTCCTTGAACTGGAGGCCTCGAACGTACAGATAGCCCAGTGCCCACTTCTTGCCAGCGAGTTCGACGTTGAACATGAAGTCCATATCTTCTTCGCTGGTGTCGTCAAAGGACTTATCGGGCTTCGCAATGAGCACCACCAGCTTGGCGGTTTCATCAATATCCTTGAAGGTCAGACCATCTTCTGCATAAGCGGCCTGAGTGGTATAAACTCGAGGGCGTTCTTCCGTACCGTAGGGGAGGCGTTCAACGTAGGTCTTAGTGAAGGATAGAACAATCGTTTCAATAGGATTGCTTTCATTTCCCACTATGAGGCCCTGAAAGAGCACGTCGCCCATGCGACCGATACCGTCTCCTGCTTCGGAGCACTGGGGGTGGAAAAGCTTAATCTTGGGAATGGAAACGTCGCGGCTGGTTACTTCACCGCTGAAAGCAGAAAGGTGAGAGTCGGCTTGGGGATTGCCAACAGCCAGTTCGTTCCTCTCTTCGGCCATCGGTTCCTGCTTATCGTCCACTAGTTCAACATTGGCATCTTCAATTTTCGGCATTGCTTTGTTTTGGTTTGTTTTGGTTTGTTTTGTTCTGTCTTGTCTTGTTTCTTTATCAGGTTCCCTCTCCTGTTTTACACATAACGAAGATAGGTAATTTCTGTTAGTCGGTGTTAGGAGAGGGTTATGGGCCTGTAGGCGCACCACATCGCGTGGTAACAGGGACGTTATAGCATAGGGAGAGTTTCAGGTCAAGCTTTAATTATGCGGCTTCCTACTTTAACCTCTCTTACTACGCCGCTGTCCTCTAGCTCAGAGATAAGTTGGTCTTTAATTTCAAGGCGTTGCTCCTTATCCATTTCTTCGTCTACGCTGTCAATAATTTCATCAAGCACCCGCTTAACAGAAACATTAGATACAAGTTCTAGGACCTTTTCATCTCCGAGCCTCTTCCTTGCGAAATCCTTAAATGCTTCTTTATCAACGTTTATCGTAGTCGTGCCTTTCCCCTTCTTCCATCCGGGGATTTCGACACCCATGTTCAGCATGTTCTTAGCCGTAGCCTTTACTGCATCCTCCGCTTTGGAAGCTAGTTTGTAGAAGGAGAGCAATCTACCCACGTTCTCCGGCTTATCGATAGCCTCCTCCAAATCAACAAGGAGCTTATCATCTTCCTCCACACCGAGAATCTTCTTCCCGAACTTGTATGTAAGCTCAGCTATTCTCGGGCAGGTAGAAAGTTTAGAACAGTGGGGGCAAACCTCATGGCTAGTTCTGAAATACTTCGAGTTACTATTATGGTCGATTACTCGCGCGATTGTTCCCTGATAGGTACAATATACTTCATCTGAGGAATGGAAGAAGCTCATGTCGAATCCCATGTTCATGAACAGTTCAATGTCTTCTTCGTAACGGGGAAGGACAGCAATCCTTGTAACCTGTTCGGCTTCAGGCTGGATGATAGCCATGATGACTGCCATACAGTCCTTGTTCTCCGTCATTTCCATCAGCGCGTAGGTGTTGAGCTGGAAGTTCTCAGCAGGTGGGTCTACCTCCAGACAGCCTTGCTTGTAGTCTACAATAAAGGATAACTCTTCGCATCGCCCAAGAACGTCAGCACTCCCAGTCTGAATCCCAACTTGGGTTTCAATACCCTTGAATGTATGCTCTGGGAAGATTTGAAAATCTTTCCCACCAGCCACCTCCTTCATCTTTGCATAGAATGCTTCGAATTCGCTCTTGCAAACTTCGTACTTCCAGTGCTCCGATTTGGTGAGCAGATTGCTCGGGTCCATTTTTTCGAGAGCCTCATGAATTCGGGTCCCGATAGCAGAGGGGGAGAAAGCATCTTCCTCTTCTTCCGTCTCTCCACCTTCTACCTCTTCCCGTTCATACCCGGGGCAGGTGGAGAATAGAGCGATGGACGACGGGGAAAAGAAGGAGTGTCCGTCTTTGTTCTGGTACTTTTCTAGGTTCTTTTTCATAAAACAGCTTTTTGCATTGTGTAATGTTTTTCTTTTACCGCTTTGAATACTTCCTCCTCATAGGTTCCTGCGGCAACAAGAATGAATTGTTCCGTGTCGCTCTTGGCTCCGGCTCGGTCAATCCGGCCTAAGGCCTGCAAGGTATCTGTAATGGAGAAGGTTGTGTTCAGGATGGAGGCACGTGGGCGGGAACCCCTTACGTCATGAAGGGAGATACCTGCTCCTCCGGCTTGAAACTGAACAATGGCAAGATAGGCTTCGTCCCTCTGGAACTTGTCGATTTCCTCTTGCCGCTTCTGTCCTGTCTTCGTCCCGTCAATTACAACGGAAGAAACATCGGGGAACTGAGCAAGGAGAGCATCTGTGGTTTCTCGGAAGTTGACAAATACTACAACGCTTTTCTTTTCACCCAGAAGTTCCTCGATTTTCTCAGCGAGAATAGGAGTTTTGAGAACTTCAATTTCCTGTCTCGCCCGGAGGATTTCACGGAGGTGGGTTGAGAGAACTGGCTCTCGTCCTTTCTCCATCGCTTCGTTGAACTTCTGGATGTCTCGCTCCAAGTCTTCCTCCCTCTGCTGGTCCATTCGGAGAACGTACTTCTCAAGCTTCTTCATCTCCTTTAAAGTTTTGGAATCGAAGTCAACAAGTATCTCGTGCAAGGTGGAGGTGGTAAAGAACTCGGCTAAATCCTTTCTGGTAATTTGGACGGCGCACCCATTTTCTCCATACAGGAGGTTCCTCAGGTAGGCTAGCCCTGCTTCCCCTGCGGGCTTGTAGGGGTTGAACTCCCAGCCATTAAAAAAGTTCTGGTAGCAACCACGCTTGCGGCACCAAGATTTGAATGAGTAGCTATCTTGGATTTCCTTAGTGGCGATAGCGAGGTATTCACAGTGAAGAGGGTTTTCAAACGGAGTACCAGAAAGGGCTATAGTGGGAACCCCCTGCGAAGCCGCATCAACTGCCATGCGACCTTGAAGGGTTTTACTCCCAGCTTTCGCCTTATGAACTTCGTCGAAGATTAGAATCCCATTGCGTGGGATTCTCCACCTCCCGTACCTTGCTCTCTTATTCCGAGTGTACCATTTCGTTTTTCCGGTACGGGCTTTGTCCCACGACATCACAGTGTAGTAGTCTACCTCCTGTTCGTCGAGAGCACGCTCCCAAGCGGTAAGCGTAGAAGCAGGGGCAACTACGACGGGAGCCTTACCTAGGGCCTTGCAGGTTTCAATGGCTTGCAGTGTCTTACCGGAACCAAGACCGGAGGTGTTGAGAGCAAAGGAATTCTTCTTTACTAGCTCGACCATCTTGTCGATTGCCTCTTGTTGTCGGGGAAATGGGGTTAACACGTTTCTCCTCCTTCCTCATATAGCCAGATGTAACCACCAGCGGTTTTCCGTTTTCCTTGGCAGACTTCTGAAATGTGAGACTGGTTTATCCCTGTTACCCGTCCAGCCTCCGCAATACTAAGGTACTCTGCCATAAATACTCCATTTGTGGTATACTGGACTACAGCTTTGCCTTTTGTTTCTGCCATTCTCTTATTGCGGGTTCCATGATTACTATTTTCCATAGGTGTAACCCATTCGAGATTTTCTGCCACATTATTCCCCTTATTTTCATCTATATGGTTCACTTGTGGCTTATTCTCAGTGTTGGGTACGAATGCCTCTGCGACAAGACGATGGATTGTCTTTCCTATCATCTTTCCACCATTATATAGTATGACGTAGAGATAACCATATCGGTTCTTACCCGGTTTCAAAATCTTTGGGTACTTCCCTTTAAAGCTACAAACCCTGCCAAGGTTGGAGACTTCGTAGTCAGGGAAGCCGTCTATCTCTCTAAAAATTTCTTTTTCTTCTTTGTTCATAATAGTATGGCGCGTAGGTAACGTAATGTACCTACGCGCTAATGTCAAGGATAATTTAGTCTTTCCTGTAGTTATAGAGGATGTCGGCTGGTGCGGACAAGGGAATATCCTTGCCCCACTCGGGTACGTCAATCATAATCTCCTCAAGGGCTTTAGCTACCTCTTCGGCTTTCTCTTTCCGACAGCGGAGCACAGCTTCGTCGTGTACCAGAAGAACCAGTTCGCAATCCTTCATCAGTCCAGCTTTCACCATCGAACCAGCCATAAGGTCCCGAGCGGTGCCCTGAACCAGATTGTTGATAAGCGTAGGAACCGAAAGAATCGTATCTCCGGGCTTGCCGTCTTCGTCAGGGAAGTCAGCGACAAATGCCATAAACGGTTTCCGTTCCTTGTCCTTAGGAACAATGAGCTTGCGATGGATTCCCCTGTACCAAATCTTACGACCGGAGGGAAGTGTAATGCCGAACTGCTTACTGGGAGATGCGCAACCGTTGCGGAGAACAGTTTCCAGTTTCTTCCACAGAGCGATGACCTTCGGGCACTTCTCCCGGTATTCAGCAACCAGTTCTTCACAACGTTCAAGGGGGATTGAGGGGTTCTGTTTGTGGAGACCTTTAGCGGCAAGACCAAATCCACAACCGAGAAGTTGGCATTTAAGGTGGTGGCGAAGAGGGGAATCCTTCTCCTTGCAGTACTGCTTCAAGCTCCAACCCTTCTCGATAGCTTCCTTCGGCATCTGACCAAGGAACTTTGCGAAGGCCTCATACAGGTCCGGGCTGGTTTTCAGGAACTCGAAAATCTCCGTTTGACCTGCGAGAGACATAAGCACACGAACCTCAATAGCCGCATAGTCTGCCACCACAAGCCTATACCCCTTACCCGCTTGAAGAATGTGACGGGTGTTAATTCTCTCTACAGGCTCTCGGTTGAACTGCTGAGCATTGAGGCTTCCCTTGCCACCAGAAGTCCACCTCCCAGTACCAGCACCACAGTATTTAAAGGTAAATGGAATACGTTCTACACCTTCCTCGTCAGTATACATGCAGTTAAGAGCAGTAGTATAGATAGAGAGAAGACGGTTGGCAGAGCGTTGCTTGGCGAGGCAGGAAATCCATGGCACGTCCTTTCCCCAAGTGTCCAACCACTCATGCCAAAGAGGATTGGTCTTGGCCGTTGTAACGGGAGGCTCAATACCGTGTTCCTTGCAGTAGTCCATCAGCTCCTTCCGGCTCTGCTTCTTGCTGAGCGGGATTTGGCTTTCATAGTAGTCGACTCTTTCCTTCAAACGCTTAAGTGCGCATTCCAGCCACTTGCGATTGGAAGGGATGCCACGGAGAGCCATGTCCGTCGTGAAGCTCCAACAAGCTCTTTCCCGATTGGGCCAAAGGTTTCTAACTTCATACCAGATAGCAAGGGCGTAAACGGAGTCGAGCAATACATACTGTTTCATCTCCTCCGGCAGTTCATCCAGCTTGCTAAAATCAACGCCTTCGGCCTTCGCTCGGACCTCCTTGCTTACAGAGATACCGAACATCCTATCCATTACTTGAGCAAGGTTGCCACGGATGTTTAGGAAGTGGCAGGCCGCCATACAGCATACCCAGCTCTTCATGGGCCAGTCCCCGGGCGCACCAAGCCCAAATTCGTATACACTCCGGTCAAACGTAGCATTGAAAGAAACAAGTTCCTTGCCACGGGTTACGTTCCAGTCGAAATTTTTCGGATGTCCTACCCAAGCGGTGGTATCGGACACTACGGACATTACATACGCATCAAACTTAGGATGGCAGATGTAGTTCCGATAGGTCATCTTCCTCAAGCTATATTCGTCTTCGTAAAAGGTTTCGAAGTCTATAGCGAGGACATCTCCTTCTAGGTCGTGGCAGTCTTCAACTAGTCTCGGTTCTAATTCGTTCTTTGGCTTTAGCATTTCTTATCTGGCGAGGTTGTGTAGAAGGCAATAATTGCTACTATGAGCAGGAGAACCACAAAGAGTAGTGTCATTACTCTTCCTCCTTGTCTAGATGCGCGGTGCAGAGAAGGTAAGCATTCACGACCTTTTCAACATCTTTGCTCGCTGTAGGAATCTCCTTCATAGTAAAAATCCTACTTGCGCTGATGTATTTCTCGTCAGTTACTTTCAGTTTCAGGTCCAGAGCGAGGTTTCCTTCGCCAGTAGGGAGCAGGGACCAAACGGCCTTGTCTTCCGGGAGGCGATTGAGTTCTTCCGTTATCGTCTGGATTTGCAGTTCTAGTGGGCTGATTTCTGGTAATGCCATAAGGGGAGGTTAGATTGGTTTAGGGTTTTTGTCAAGAAAGAACTTGTACAGTAGGGGAGGAGCACTTGGGGCAAGTGTAAGTTGCTACGGTTTCCAAGTAGTCGAACTCAGGACAAAAGAGCTTGCTACCTACTGAGGGCTTAGGAATAAGGTCCTCTTCAAATACCTTTCCGCACTCCTCACAGCAGATGTCTGCCTTACCTTCTAAATCTTTCTCTTCAAATTGTTCTCCACAATTCCGGCACTTGTAAATTTTACTTGACTTATTCACGTGTTTGTTCTATAAAGGTTTCACCGTTTGGAACGTGTTTGTGTTCAGTTCGGTTATTTCTGATTCGTTCATTTATTGGCTAGTTATCACCCCGTAGAGTTTGCAATCGCTCTACGGGGTGAAAACTTTTTAATTGGAGCTATCGGGCTTCCATTCGTCGTAGTTAGAGCAACGCTGGCATTCCTTACTTCTCTCACCTATCATATATTCGCAGGAGGAACACCCTACAATAACCATCTTCCCGTCCTTCATGTAGGCTCCGCAGGCAGGGCAAAAGCCCGAGGCCAGTTTTCGGTTCAGGTTATTTCGGTCCTGCTCATACACCCGGAAACAGTCCGGGCAAACTTTGAGTTTATTATGCATCAATATCCTCCCACTGTAGTTTTTCTCCTTTATGATACTCCCAATTAGTATAGCCGTCTCCACAATGCCTGCATGGGTTAAAGTAGAAGGGTATCTCCCTATACTTGCAGGTGTTGCAGTTCTTTACAAGCCACTTATACTCGAGCAGGTTATTCCTGCAATTTGGACAAATGGTTGTGTTATCTTTCGGATATACAACCTTACAGGTGGAACAAACTAGAACATTCATACTTGGGGGAACCAGTGACTTCCGTTTACGCAGTTCTTGCAGGGATATTCAGAGGTATCGGTTTCGAACTCCTTGCAGTTATGGCATTGGGGAACAACGAGACCTACGGTAACTAGAGTGTCTCCGCACACCGGACAAATCCCGTTTGTGATTTTGGAGTTGATAGAATTCATCCAATATAGGTTCCTACATCTTGTACAACAATAGTAATGATGGTTTGACATGGCTAGTTTTTTAATGTATAATGGAAGGTTACTTACTTGCTTTGATAATGAATATTACGAAAGCAAGGCATGCGAAGTACATTATAATCAGGCTCCACCAAGGGTAGAGTAGGAAACCCCGGGTGATGCCAAGGATAACGTACAGGACAACAGTAAGTATAGGTGGCAGAATTACTGCGTCCAACCAATTCCATTCATCTCTCTTATCGTTCATGGCTGGAACCCACAGTAGCACGCTCTTCGTTTTTGTCAAGCAATTCTTTCATCTTTTTCCTTGCACCCGCTTCGTCAGCGTAGGTAAACCCGAAGGTTCCCCAGTCGTTCGTACAAGGCAGGTATTCATCTCCCGCCTTGATATTGAATGGCTCGTAGTCCTTGTTGTGAGTGCGGACAATCATAACCTCATAGCCCTTGTACAGGCCTCGGGTTTTTACGTAGAGGGCGACATCTCCCTGCCTTTCGAGCAGGGAAATGTCAAAGCCGTCTTTCCTAAAGTTGGTAGGTATTTTTTTCTTCATCGCGGTGATAAGCAATCAAAATCGCCATTCTTGATGGCATGGTAAATGGAGCGGGGAACAACCGTAGTTACTTCCCGCATGCTGATATATTGTTCGCCAGTTTTAGCGTTCTCCCGTTTAAACCGTACTTTACGCATGAGGTCCTTCGTACTGCCCAACTTGAACTTCCTTACAAGGTCGTTCTTGAACTTTGCAAGGTCCGAGTTGGTGATGCGGGGAGCGTTGGTAATAGCCGCATCTTCTCTTAGCTGTTCCATCAGCCTCCTCAGGGTAGTTACTGGGTTGAGGGAGTAGAACTTGGTCCCATCCGGGCGTTTGTCCATGTCGTCCAATAAGACGGCGTGGTCCAGTAAGTCCGTGTCGTTCCCTTCGACCATGGCGTACTCCCGGTTGTTGTAGTCGATAATCTTGTTCAGCCTTTCCCAAGTGTACCGTCCAACACCAATATCGTCTTCGGCCATCTTCTTCACTTGGGGCCAGATGTTGGTGTACTGCAACCAGTCCCTAATCTTTTCGTAGTTGAACTTCCCTACCGTGAAGAGAGGAATGAAACGCCTGTTGCCGGAGCTGTCAATCAGGAAGGCATCGTGGTTCGTACTGCCGATGTAGGAGACCTTCGTGTAAAGGTCCACCATGCGCTTGTCATAGGGCAGGCGAACCTTGCTCTGGGTCTTGGTGATAATCTGCTTCAATGCACCAGTGTCGTCCTTCCGCAAAGTGTAGTTGTCAATTTCGTCCAAGTGAGCGATAAGAGACTCTGCGGCCTTCATGCTGTTATCCTTGTTGGTCCCGTCAATGTCCCTAAAGCCACTGGGGTTCCACAGGTACTTCATGCCGAGCGGCTTTACCAGAGCAGAGATGAAGCTGTTCTTACCGCAACCCTGCGTACCGAAGATAACCGGGCACATGTTGTCTATCTCCTCTTGGTTCGTAAACCGGGAGAGGTCCCCAGCATGAATGAACTTCCGGTAGGCGCAGACAAGCCACGTTTTCAGGACTTCACGAACGAAGTTCTTCGTGTCCAGCAAGTCATAGCTCAGCCCAATCTTCTTAGCAGTAGCGGGGTCGTGGGCTATGAGCGATGCGATATACTCGCGCGTTTCGTCCGTGTCGATGCTCCAACTGGGGTCCACGTTGTCGGCAATAATGTCTACCGCCTTCCCTACACGGTCCTCCACACCATCCCAGTCATCCTGCTCTAGGATGCGGTCAAATACGTTCACTAGACGATAGTTGCTGAGGTCAATCAGCTTCTTGCGCAGTGCTGTTTCAACCCGGGAATCCGGCACACCGTACCTGCGATATACGTGCTCATGTAGGGCTTGGGAGACCGGAGTGATGAAGTTGTTCTCGTCCATGACTGCGGAGATGTTCATCCGGTCCATGTCTACCACAATCCTGTCCCCAGCAGTGCTGTCATAAAACGGGTACAGTTGGAAGCAGGTGGTAAGGAGGTACTCGATGTTGTCCATGCTCAGGCACGGTACGGGGTTCCCTTTAACCTCCTCCATTTCCAGCTTGCTTTCATCATAGTCCTTCGCTGTAGCCAGAATCTCCCGGCTGGACAGGGGCTTGTACATGCTGAAATAGGTAGTACCCCTGCTGGTATGGCTATTCACGTAGCTGGAAATAATCGGCTCGAAATAGTCGCTGTTCGCTCCTATAGGGTTGTCGGCTTCGCCCTCCTCGTCCGTAGCGTTCGTATCGTTCGTTACGGGCGCAGTGGCAGTATCGCCTTTTTCGGTAGTGTTGGAAGCTACGTTCGTATCGGGCGTTGCGCTCATTAAGGGCGTTGAGTACGTTACGGTTTTTCTGCCCCCGGTACTCATGGCTTCGCTGGTCTCGGCTTCATATTCCCTCAACCAATCCTGCATGGATTTAACGGGTTTGCCGTCTACACTGCTAACCCCGTTGGTACAGGAGCTGTGAAGGCACGTAGCCCGGATGGTTCCGTACTCTTCGTCCCCCGGGATAAGCCAGAGGTCCTTATTTCCACTTACCCCGGTAGTCCGGCCTAAACAGCAAGGGCAGGGACTCTTGTACCCGTCAGGGTAGTAGGTGAGATGGTAGGAGAGGAATCTAGCGATAGCTGGTTCCTTTGTACCCATCCAATCCAAGAACCGGGCAAGACCGGAGGGGAGGGATTCCCCTTCCGCAATGGTAAGCGTTTCGGGGGCGGGTACAAATCCTTCCCTTTCCGGCGTAAAGAAGGAAGGGTTCAACTCCTCGGTAAAGTAGCTCCGCTCATTATACAGGTAGGTAAGCCTTCCAACATCACAGCACTTGGGGTCCCCGAAGATGCCGTGAGCCGCTACAGCTTCCAACAACTGCGCGTATACGTGCTTGTGCTTGCCCAACCGGGTAGGTACGTCTCCATCATCCAACCAATACCGGGTCTCTTCATCTACACAGAAAATGGCCTTTACCCCACCGTTGGGGCTGGCGAACATGAGACGGAAGCCCGGAACCAAAGGTAATGTAGCGGAACACTTACTCCACAGTTCACTTTCGTCTTCTTCGTTCCCTTGTTTGCCACGGTCAATGTCGATGCAGAAATACCCTGTGTGTTCCCAAGAAAAGCCGTTAATATTGATTAGCTTCTTCCGGCTATAGAAGAGGAGGGGGCTATCTTCTATAGGCAGGAATCTTACGCTGGCCGTTATTGCGGGGAGCTTTAATTTGAGCAAGGGGAGAAGGGCCGTTTCTGGTGCTGTTCCTTCCTCCACGTCTATAACCTCCATAGCTTCAATAGCAACAGGGGAGAGCCTACTATATTCTCCGTTCTTCACGTACCTATACGTATTCATGGCGAGCAGGATAGCCTCTACGTCCACGTTTTCGTTGAGGTTCGTAACGCACGTAGCGGGCGATACCAGCCTAAACAGTTCATCAATCCCTACATCGTGCGGGTCGTTGCAACCCCCTACATGTACGCGAGGCGACCCAAGCTGTACCCAGAAATCCGTTTCTAGATAGTGCAAGGACATCACATTCGGTGCATTTTCTTCGTTGTCCATTTTGGTTTTTTCTTTGTTTGGGCAGGTGCGAAATTGCTCCTACCGAGCAGAGGAATCATAGCGCAAGCTGAGACCGAAGTCAACACAAAAATGTGGCTTGGGGTACGTTTCGGGCGAAACGCTCGCTTCGTCCATTTCCAAAAAATCCCAAAATCAGAGGGTGATTCGAAGCTGACTTCGGAGGCTCGACCCGGAGGGGTTTGAGCAGAGGAGTGGAGAAAAATGACCCATTTTGTGGAGAAGTGTGGAAGAAAAATGACCCTGTGTGGAAATGTAACACATTGATAAATCGAGGTGTGGAAATGAGGGTCAAAATTTTCCACACTTGTAACTCATTGATAAAAGACTACTTAATACACCACCGTCCTGTTTTCTATAGGTTTTGTGGCGAATTCCTTTTTTCTTCTTTTTTTTTAATTTTCTCCCTCCCTCACGCCCATTCTTATTTCCCAAATATATCCATACCATATATTATTTCTTATATTATATTTTATTTTTTTTTTCTAAGAAGAATATTCTTCCACAGAAGGTATAATAGAGATATAAAAAGATTAGAAATGAAGGAGTTAGCGCGTGGACAAAAATTTCGATTTGTGGAAATTTTTTTTTCCACAAAAAATGGAAAAGTCCTATATCAATGAGTTACGAAGATTTTTGTGGAAAAAAATTTCTTCCACAGATTTTTGAAATTCCCACATATCAATTAAGGATGAATAAGTTGCGTTGTGGAAATCGACTAAGCGTAGGGAAAGCCCCCTCTGCTCAGGGGTCCTCCCATGCGACCAATATACGCGCACATACGCGCGTGAGGCCAAAATCCGGTATAGGGCGTTTTTAGGGCCGTTTGTACCCAGGGTGGTAGGGTGATACCTGAAAGGGATAAAACGCGCTTCTAGGGCCGTACCGAGGGGCAAAAAACGGGTGTTTCAGATTGTGGTCTGGTTCGAGCAAGGGGCCAAAACTAAAAATCTGAAAATCCAGTTTCCGGAAAAATTTGACTAAATGATTTATATACAGCCGCTTACGGTCGGAAGGGGGTGAGACCGTGGTGGTGTCTCCTTCGCTATGTGGATTTTTTAGTACCCGTTTTTGGGAATTTTTGGATTCGAAGCGTACTTAACGTACCATTTCCGTTATACCGTGCCATTTCGGCTCAATCTTCTGATAGCCTAAATGTGCTTACGTATCGCTATGACTAGGAGTTACTTAGCATACGAATCGAACTGTAGAAGTATCGTATTACTTCGTATAATCACCGTAATGCAAAGTATACATGTAGTACGATTCGGACGTTAAGTATCAATGACTTACGTTATGTTTTACAAAATTGTAAAATGCAAATGGCACTTTTCTAGAAACATAAGTCGTTGAGGCTTAGGAGGTTATAAAAAGGGTATATTTCTAAATTATTTATTATCAGTAACTTATGAATATTTAGACGTAATACGCATAACCATTTCATTCTCATACACTTAGCCTATTTCCTACTAGTAATATATGGATAAATCCGTAACCAGTTACGCAATTCCCGTCTTTTTGCCTGCTCATACCCTCCATAGCGAACTCTTCTAACTATATCCCTACTACAACGGTAGGAATTAGAATAGGCCCTTTTGAAGAACTCTATTTATACACTATGGCCTATTTGTATAAAAAAGTTTAGGTAGAGCGTTTTTAGGGTCGTTTAGGTAGCGTCCGCTATAACTACCCTACCAAAGGCTAAAACGCGCTAAAAACGCTCTACACCGGAACAAGAATGAGCAAGGAAGGAGTATCGAAGCGTACTAAACGAACTAAACGGGCAAAGTGCCCTATAACGCGCTATACATCCTGATACGCCCGTAACGTACTTGACGTACTAAGCGGGCAGAACTCCCCATAATATCCGCTACGCCCGCTACGGACAGAACAGAACGCTATGTACGCTACGGGCAGTGGAAGCCGGAAGGCTCATTATCATTCGCCGATAGGCCCCAGAATACTCGCAACGCTCTTCTAAATCCAAAAGCCATAAAATGCCAAGATAAGGCTATAAATTGCTATTGTGGAAAAGTGTGGAGAAAACGCCCATTTTGCAACCTATTAACTACCAAGTGATTATAAAAAGTGTGGAAATGGTGGAAAAGAAAATCTCCACGGCGTAAAAGAATGATAGTAAAAGGATTACGCCTACGAAAACCATGTTTGTAGGCTGTGGAAAAAAATTTCCGGAATTAGGGGGTATTATTATTACCCCCTATTCTACCCTATAAATACCCCTATATTACTATTATTATTATTTTTTTTTTATTATGAAAATATTCTTCCACAGAGTGGTTATTATAGGTATAGAAGTATTAGAAATGAAGGAGTTATGGCGTGGACAAAAATCTAAAAATGTGGAAATTTATTTCTCCACAAAAATTGAAAAAGTCTTATATCAATGAGTTATGAAGATTTTTGTGGAGCGATTTGGAAATGGCTAAACGGAGTAAGTAGCTGATAATAAGGCATGTAGCTTGTGGAAATGAGGTAGGTGAGTGGAGGATATATTTGGTATTATATGGATATAGTGAAAAGAAACGCCAGAACTCCAGTGCTTTTAAAGATTGGAATACGAAAGCATATATTTGGAATTATATGGGAATAGGGAGCCTATCGGCGAATGACAATGAGCCTCCGGCTTACCTGCTCTATACGTCCGAAACGTACTAAATGGACTAAACGGACGTATCGGGCATAATGCCCTGTTACTTCCATTGCGCACGATACGGACGCTACAGGCCGGAAGGGGCCGAAAATAGCCGAAATGGTAGAATCTGCACAATTTGGTTATTCTTGGCACGCTAGAAGGTGCCTAGAAGCGCGTTTTGAAGGGTAGGCAGGGTGATTATACCCGAGAGATAGGAAACGCCGAGCTAGGGGCCATAGAATGCCAAATCGCTATTAGTTGCTATTACTTGGAAAGATATTGGCAGTATAGCGCACAAAAAGCTTGAATTGCCTTGCTCATGTGGTAGGGTATCGACATGCAAAATAATGGACAGAAGAGATTTACCCGGTCTTTTTACCGTCCCGTTGCGCAGTACAGTCTGGACGGGGACTATATAGCCTCTTACCGTAGCGCGGCTTTTGCCGGACGGGAATTGACGAAGGGAAAGAAAGGGAGCACCGTTTATGCCTGTGCTAGTGGGAAAGTCCCTACCGCTTACGGGTACAGGTGGACCTTTATCACCCCTGTACAGTACCGGGAGGGAGTTACGCCGGAGAACTTGAACCCCTTGCCGAAGAAGAAAAAGAAGCGGAAGAGTAAGAAGGAAAAGGAGAAGTTGCGCATGCGGAGAATACCTACTAAGATAGGGGAAACGTTCGTGCCATTCCCGGTTAAAATCTTGCGTGATTTTTTGGCTATCAGCAACTTAGGAAGAATTTACAACGCAAGATATGGAAAGTTTATGCCTGTACAGGACAACGGCCATATTTGGCTCTATGGCTCCTGCTACAATGTATCAAAATTAGTAGAGCAAGCCTATAATGAGCAATAAGGTTAGACCAGTAGCGCAGTACAGTCTGGACGGGGACTATATAGCCTCTTACCCCAGTGCAAACAGTGCCAATATAGCCATGTCCGGCAAAAAGGGTGCTAATGTGTACATGTGCGCACGGGGGTACAATCCTACCGCTTACGGGTACAGGTGGATTTTTGTTGAGCAAGGGGAACTCCCCGTAAAGCTAGGGCCTATAGTGCCTTATAGCAAGCAAGCGGAGTTTGAGGAGTACCGGGAAAAGGTAATGCAGGGGCCTATGATTAACCCTAAGGGGACGGCTGGAACGAACAAAAAGAAAAAAGCAAGGAAAAAGATTAAAAATTTTCACGGGAAGAAGTGGAAGCGGAAAAGGAAAACGCAAGAGGAACTTGCTTTGGGAGGTGAAACGTTCGTCCCTGTACCTGTTAAAGGCCTGCGAAAGCTCTACACCGTCAGCAACTTAGGAAGGATATATGACGTAAGATACGGGAAAATAGTACCTGTACATGATAATGCAGTATACCTGTGCGGCGGGTTTTATTGTCTCCCCTTGCTTGTTTATGTGGCGTTTAAAAGTCATATACCACGCAATGGAGTTAGCCATAAAAATGGCGATAAGACGGATAATCGGCTTGCAAACCTGAAAAGACATGTTCCGGCATTCCCACCTTATAGCGGGCCTTATGAGGAATACTACGGTGAAACAAGTAAGAAAGGCATTAACATCAACGACTTACTACAATGCAAAGGAAAAAGAAGAAAGAAGAAGTAATAGGCAAGGGTTAACTGATTTTTAAGGATGGAACCCCCGCAAGGTACACCGCTAAAGATTTGAACCCTAAGGCAACCCTAAGATTGCTTAGGATGGAGTATGATAGATTTATAGCGGATAGTGACACATATTCCGGCTACATCATCTATAAAGGGGATAGTATTCTTCATAACTCACTTAATAACAAGTATGACACAAGCGATTAAGTTTTTGCTTGCGTAAATCCGCACCTATGCTAAATTGGCCTTGTTCCCCGAAGGAAGGGGTACAACAAATAAAAAACCTAACCACATAATACAATGAACGAAGAACTGAAAAATGACGAAGTAATCATCCTCGATGAACTGGTTAAAGAAGCTCTGACCTACCGGGTATATGAGGACAACGCCGGGGGCCTGCACTTCACGATTTACCAAGAGGATGAAGAGTTTGCGCGCCTGCTCGGAATCTGCTTTAATGTGCGTCCCGAAGAAGTGAAGACCTGCATCGAAGATTTGACGGACTTTATGGACTGGGAAGGCATGATATTGAGGAACAACGAAGAAGGGATGGACATTGACGCAGAAAATAGCGTGCTTTTCACAACCTGCAACATTATTGACGAAACATACATCAAAAAGAATCTGGGACTTAGGCGTGATATTAATTACTCCGTCATGGGTGCCGCTGGACAAGAGGCATATCTTGGCTAATACTAATCAGGGCGGGGGTTATTCCCCTGCCCGCAACCTGAAAAAAAATATGAACGAAGAAGAAGAACGAATCATTATCAGCAGGCGCACAAGGAGTGCCATGACCTACCGGGTTTATGAGGACCGGGAAGGAAAATTGCACATGACAATATATAATGAAGATACTATTGGCACTTGCATCTTGCTATCTACCGGGAAAATCTTGATAAAGTAACTCTTGTGGCTATTTGCTCCGGGTTTAAGCCTAACACATTGCAGGGCAAGCTGGAAGACCTTGAAAACTGGCAGAAGTGGGACAGTGTAGTATTCGCAGATACGAAAAACGAATATGTCGTGCGCTTGAGGAATGACTTATACAGATATTGTAATGTTATTGATTATACGGAACTTATTGCAGGCGTAGGACTTATCAGGACCATTAACTTTGATTCAATGGGAGTCAACGGGAAGGAGGCATACAATGGATAACAAAGATTACAGATTAGCAGTGCTCGGGAAGATGCTGGAAATGGCAGAAAACACTGCTTTTGAAGACGAAATAGGCTTTTTATATGACCATTTTATTCCCTTAGCAAAGGGAGTAGCAAACATAGATTCCCCTCCTATTGTTTGCGCTAGCAGGCTGATAGAGTTGAGGTTATGGATTTTCCGGGAAGAGAAGTTTCCAGAAATGATTTTTAGCAAAAGAGATTTGGTAACGTATGGAAACAAGTTGCTTATCCCTTTCAGAGTTTTCTCTCCCGAGTTGGAAAAGATTGACTTTGAAGAACTTACGAAGGAGTTCCGAAACGACCTAATCGAACCCATGTTTGGATTGAACATGACGTATGACGCAAAAGAATGGGTACTAACCGTAGAAATTACTAAAAATGATGACGATTTTAGAACCGAATAAGACGGAAGCACTTACATACACTATTTTCCGAGATAGCGAAAAGAATCTCTATCTCGCAGTGTACCAAGAAAATTTAGTAACCAAAGACTTGAAAGGGGTTGTGTGCTTCATAAAGTCGGAAGAAGTGCGTGAAAAAATAAAAAACCTTGACAAGTGGGAAACGTGGGAAGACCTAATCCCTTGCCCTTACAGTCTGCATAACTTCCTCATGCTAGGTACTATACCGCTATTATTTACAATGATAGATGAAGAAGGGTTGACAGAAATTAGCTTAGAAGAGGAATCAGTAAAGGAGCTTATTTATGGAATACACTGAAATTATCGGCCCTCACCTGCACGGCCCCTGCATAACCTACTCCGTTTATGAGGGGATAGGGAGACTACATATCGCAATCTACCGGGAGACAGAATTTAGCAAGATTTTACAAGGGGTTGTTATGGACGTTAAGCCGGAAGACCTTGAAAGTAAGCTAAAAAGAATCAAAAGGTGGAAAGAATTTGAAGGAGCTATGGAGTTTATCAAGGGCGGCGAAGTCCCTGATTACATGGACGAAATACTTGACAAGGGGAAACTGATTGATTTTACCATGGTTACCATGTGCGGGAGGCTCTACCGCTACGTGTATTTTTCCGACATGGGCGAAACGGGTGAAAAGGCCTATAAATACTTGACGAACAATGAATAACGTAAAAGAGACAATAATCGAAGGGGTAAACAATGCTATAGTGTATCAGGTTTTTGCCGGGGAAGATGAACACTTGCACCTTGCCCTGTTTGACGGGAGTATCAACTCTTCCCGCCTGCTTAACGTGTGCATAAACGTAACTCCCGAAGACTTAAAGGGTAAGCTAGAAAATATATCTGAATATTGGAGCTGGAACGACCTCGAAAATAGTAATCTTAGCCAATTTATCTATACTGGATTGCACAAAGCCTGCAAGATTGTAGAAGAGACTTCGATTGAAGATAAGAAGCTGATACGCAGTACTTTATACGAAAACATGACGGAGAACGTTACTAGGGCCTTTGCCAATATAATACACCCGGAGCATACGGGCGTTAAGTACGCCACACTCGATGCGGACGTGACGGACGCTATCACCTACTCTGTCTATGAGGACGAACCGGGAAGGTTTCACTTACTCTTTTATCATGAACGAATTATAAGCGAAACAGAAAAAGGTTGCAAATTGGTTGGAATGTGCCTAGGACTGACCTTGAAGGGGTTGCGAATGCGACTTGGTGCCGATTGGATGGAAGTACGTAATTGGAGCGGCACAGTCACTGATTCTGAAATGCTTGCGGATATTTCCCCTATTGTAACAACCAAGTGCAAGTTGGTAGATGTAACATTCCTGCAAAGTGGCGACCTTGTTAGAAAGGTGATGTATTGCGCTATGAGTGAACAAGTTAGAGATTCCTACGAAAAAATTTAGAAAAAAGGTATTGACATTATCCGCCCCCTTGCTATTATGCCCCCGTACCTAAGAGGTACGCTAAACAACAAACCAAACCAAACTAAAAATATGAATACCTATATCGACCCTACCGAAAAATATGACTGCATGGAATGCGACAACCGCGCCGTAACCCCCGTAAATGGGCGTTGCCCGCACTGCGGAAGCACTGTTTTAGTGCTCGCCGAAGAACCGGAAAACCGTGTAGATGAAAACCTTACGATTGTTGAAGGGGTGCCAGAATGGGCAATCTGGTATCTGGAAAATCCGAACGAAAGCCGGGAAGAGTTGGAACCGGAAGAACAGGAAGCTTTGAAGGAATTTGAAGAAGACTATAGCTTTGAGTGCATTGTTGAGGGTAGCGAGGATTCCTTCAACCGCTTCCCCGCCTTTGGCCTTGCCTGCTCGACGGTGGACGTTTACGCTCATGAAAAGGGCAAGGAAAGTTGGACGGAAGAAGATGAAGAAGCCGCTAATGCTGAACTGATAGATGAAGTAATGGGGAAAAATGAAGAAGCAGGCTTGGAAGAGCTTACTTGCGTGCCGGATATGGTGGATTACCACATAGAGCGGGAAGTTGAGGAAGATGGATGTACTCAAACACGCGCAATCTATTATGTTCCAAGCGTTAAGAAGCTTTTGTACTCCAATTTCAGGGAGAATGTGGTTTACGTGGATATTGAGGGACACTATCTTACGGATGCCTCTAATCTCAAAAAGCTTATGCTGGACATTAGCTTCAACCCCGGCGAAAAGGTAGGTGATGAATTTGAGCTGGAAGGATATGGAGATAGAATTCCCCTTTACACTGAAACAGTTATGGAGGAAGAAGAAGGTATCTTTGATATTCTGGTAATGGATGGAACGAATGGACTGTAAAAATATGAGAACCTACATACTGACTAAAAACAATAAAGGATATAGGGTTTACCTGTTCGATGAATCTGTAACACTCTGCATTCCTATTGGTTACGTGGATTCGGAAGATGAACAATCCGCACAAGCGGTGATTAAGAACGTTGAAGTAGCTGAAACAATGCCGGGGTTTAAATCCTATATTGGTTCCCGGCGAGCCGAGAATGAGAAGGTACTTGAGCTTACCTACGTAGACGTTAACGGGAAAAAGTAAAGAAAATAATCGCATGAACGGAAAACTTGCATTTTTTGCTAGCTTGGTTGAGGAGCGGGAGAGAAGGATTGCCGAAAAAATCCTTACCCGGTACAAGGTACTACATCACTATCTGGATAGTGTAAATCCGAACACGCTTTTCATCTTGGCTTTTGTAGCAACCTTTTCACTCTCTGCATTCTGGGAATTTGACAATATTTTCCTGCACGTAATTATCGCCGTGGGAGTTGCTTTTGGTATTTCACCCCTGCTGGTAATCCTTGTCTCTCTTTTGTGGGATATTACGCGCAGAAAGATTGACATTTTAGAAAGGGTAATACTGGATTACAATACCCGCCACAATATCCGGGTATACAATGCGCGCAATGTTGTGGCGGTGGAAGTTAATAACGGAAAAATTACTTATGAATACTAAAAACAGTAAAGATAAATTTTCGGAACTTATCTTTTCAGCCTTGTCCGGTACAGGCATGCGGGTTTTCGACATGATGACCAGAGAAGAAAAGCAACTGGAAGAGAGTAAGCGAGTTATCGCAGTTTACCCGGACAGGAAGGATGAAGCACTATACAGGCTCCACAAGTCCGGCTATAGAGTAAACGCTAAGCATCAAAAGGTTGAAGGGGTAGGCTTTCTTGCCCTGCTCACTATTCACCATGATGAACGGAAGAAGTTGCTGGTCAAGGCGTTAGAACTAGTTGAAAACGTAGTTGCCCGTCATGGTGGAAGCAAAAGGGAGATTGTCCCTGAATTTTTCCTTACCAAAATTGAGCTAATCCTTCCAATCATCGACATTTCCCCTGCGGAAATGGAAAAAACTTTGTCCAGCAAAAAAGAGTTTAAGCCGTTGAGAGTCAAGGCAGGATATGGTTATACAGGGGATAAGGATTGCTACCGTATGACAATTAGTGTACGAAAAAATGCTTTTTAGTGTTGACACTAACCCTTAGTTTGCTATTATTCCGCCATACCTAATGGGTACAACCAACAAACCAATAAAACAATTATGAGAAAATACGCAAAAGAAGTTATCACGGACTTTCTAAAAGGTGAGAAACGCATGGGGAACTCTCCTAAGCGTTTTAGCCAGTACTATGGTCATAAAGTTACTAGTATGAGCTTTAGCGAGTGCACCTTATATAGTTATTCCACGGTAATTGCTAAGGTAGACCATACCGAAAAAATCATCTACCGTAGCACGTGTAAGTACTCTCCCACAACTTCGCAACAACAAAGTGCGCTGGAATGTATCGGCTCCCGCATGGGGTTTACCTTTGTGGATTGCAAGGACGAACGGGAACTTTTCAAAATTGACTTGTAATGAAAGAGATAGTAAAAGAACTTAGGGAAAAATTAAAGGACAATTCTTCCGTTTTTGATATTAGTTGCACTGACGGAAACGTCATTTTGAAGTGTTATAACCCTGCGAACTATACTGAAGAAGTAGAAGTCTCCAATGCGTTACACCTTGTAACAAAGAGACTTAAAGAAGAAAAAATCTGTTATTCCCTGCTTACATGGGGAAGCCTTGCAACTGACCTTAGAACCTTTGAAATTTTGATTTAGCCATGGAAGAAAAGAGATACACCACGTATGAATTGATTGAGGACAGGGAAGGAAACTTGAACCTTGCCATATTTTTGGAAGACGCTTGTACCCTCGAAGAGCAAGCCTATATCAAAAATATTATGCCGGAAAGATTTATTGACATGGAGAACGACATTGAAAATTGGAGAAGTTGGCGAGAATGGAAAAAGGCTAAGAATGATGGACTTACAGAATATTACGAAGAACAGAACCATTTAGGTAAAGGTTCAACCGTTCTCGCATATAGCTTTGTAGATGCAGAAGGGGAGGTACGCTCCATAAAAGATTATAATAACTTAAGTGAGAAGGGATTAAGAGCTTTTAGAATATTTGAGTAAAAAAGTTGTAAAAAAAAGTATTGACATTATTTCCCTGTTTGCTACTATGCCGTTGTTCCCACGGGGAGCCAACAACTAAACAAGATTAAAAATATGAACAAGTACGACATGGAAAAATTGGACGACCTGAAAGAAACCGGAGACATGGCTTTCTTAGATAGTGTTCCGGTAACGGTTGTAAAGCTTGCGGACTGCTATGAGGTTAGGCAGAATTATTCCCTGCACCGCTCATTTTATTCTTCCCTTGCGGAAGTTAAGCGTCTTATTGTTTCACTCTACCGCTAATAGATTGTCATGAAAAAGTTACCCTTCATCTTCCTTCTCCCCCTGCTTAGTACCGTTTCCGTTGCAGTAGCTGGAAGCAATAAACCCCTTAACCTTGCATCTTTCTACCGTCCTCATATTCCTACTCCCTATGAAGTAGGTTATGAAATGGAGCAGGGAAGAATTCAAGCAAGGATAGAGTATGAAAACAGGAAAGCGGAAGAAGAAAGGATAAGAAAAGAAGAAGAAGCATATCTTGAGGCTTGTTTTAGAAAAGCTTTCTGGGAGCAGGGGATTAAAAATGCCCTAGCCTATGCAAGGAAAAATCTTTCTCAAATAGGATATGAATATGTTAAAAATACCGTTAAAGAAGAAAGGCGTTCGGGAGAACTTAGTAAGGAAGATATTGCTAAAAGAATCCTGCTTTGCGCTAACCTTGAAAAGGAGCTAGAGAAAGAAGCACTTCCGAAAATTAAGAAAGAACTGGAAATTTCAAAACAGGTTCTCCCTAAGATATATTATCAGGTTTTAGTAGGGCACATTAAGACCATGCGGGAGAATAGGGAGATTGAAAGATACCATAACATTCCCGAAGAAATTTCTAAATATCGGAACCGACTTGTGCAGGAAATTGAACAAAAATTAACCAAAAACAACTAAGAAAATGATTGACTACAACCCTATAGAATACGTTACGTACCAAGTGTACCGAAGAAATACCGGAGAATATGTACTGGTATTTTACCGTGAGGACTTTGCACTTTGCCGATACAAGTGCTCCATCACCGTCGATACGCTAAGGGGAGTAAAGGAAGCAATCCAGAACAAGGAAGATATTTCCAGCAATCCAAAAGCAGAATTTAGCATGGAGCATACGAACGAACCGCTTCCCGGTACTCTAATTTCCGAAACGGGCGTAACGATTGACGGATTCTACACGCTCGAAGGGGAAAACCTTGAGTTTAAGAACCTTGAGAGAATTGAGTATGGCCGTGGGGATGCGGTAAAGTGCAATAATTGCGAATGGGCAGGCATTGTTTCAGTTGGTGAGGACGGTTGCCCATATTGCGGGTACAAGGGGTGCCTTTCCGACATTGAGCAGGACGTTGAAGGAAATGTGTATGTTCCTGAAAATTAATGTACAAGAGAGACATACTTGGTTTTAAAGGGGAAATTATTGGTATCAGCTTTCACGGCGAGCGGAAAGATTGCCACGTTGTAAAGCTAAATAATGAGCTTAACGCACTAATTGCGCTCAACGGGCAACTCCAGCCTATATTCTGCGAGCCGGAAGAAATTCCGCGCATGGCTAAAATTTGCCTTGACCTTTGCAAAAACAAGGTCGAAAGCTACAGGTCCATTGCACCGAGAATAGAACTCCTAGGGGAAAATGTAAGGCTTGCGAAAAGGTATGTACTGGTAAAAAATGATGACGTTAAAACTCCTGTACAAGCGGAAAACTACTACAACTACCTTTCTTCCCTGCTCAATTTTTCCACTAGGTTTTTCTTCATCCGCTCAACCAGTAAAACCTACGTTATTTATCTTGGCAAGCATCTAATAACCTCAAACAAAATTCCCCGAGAAATTGCAAAAGAATACTTACCGGAAGCCAAAGGCAAGCGAACCTATAAAAAATCTAGAAAACGAAAGAGAAAAACACAATGAAAAAAGTTACATTTAATCTGTACATGAAGGACGAAGAAGGGAAGTTCAACCTTGTTCTGACCGCCGAAGACAGCGAGGAACAAAGTTGTGCAACCCTTCGGAACTATGAGCATATAGACTTTGAAACTGTATGCAAGATACTTAGTATCAGAAACAAAGGAGTAACCCTCCCTGCTGATGGATTCAGTTCACAAGTAAAGAGATTCAACGCGCATCTTCATTCCTATTTTGACCTTAACCCTGTTCCGATTGTCGTTCAAGCTATCTATACGGGCAAGATTGAAACGGTGTATTCCTCTAATTTTGAGAAGCTTACAGAAGACCAGCAAGAAAAGTTGAAAAAAGTTATCGAAAATTCTTGACAACCGTTCCCCGTATGCTATTATTCCCCCGTACTTAAGAGGTACAACAAATAAACTAAACAAACTAAACAAACTAAAAATATGGCACTGAAAGAATCAATCACTACGGAATTTGAACTCTATAAATGGCTTAGAGGAACTAGCTTGGAAGATAGCTATACCTTTCCAGCTTTGAGGCATATTGTTGAATACTTTAATGAGCTTGGCGAGGATGTAGAAATTGACAGGTTTATCATTTCGGAGTTCACGGAGTATGACGTAGATGGGCTAGTAGAAGCATACGACTATCTGTTGGACAAGGACTACGTGGAAGGCATGGATGAAACTGAAAAGGCGGAAGAAGTCTACAACAAATTAGAAGGTGATACCTATATTTACAAGCTTGAAAACGGAAATTATATTGTAAGGGAGTAAAAAAAAAGT